AGCAACAGTTGGCGCTGTCATACCTGCAGGAGCAACTTCAACAGTTCCAGCAACAGGAACATTATTAGCAACAGGAACATCAATGGGAGCAACATTTGTAGAAACATCAGCTACATATCCACCTTCGATAGCTGTTGGAACTGTTGCAGCTTGATAAGGGTTTTCTACTAAATTAATAATTTGAATCCATTGACCATACATTTTTACACCCTTTTGACCAGCAGTAGCATAACCAAAAGCACTAATAGAAACATTTGCAATAGTTCCATTTCCAATTAAACTTCTATTGTGAATAATATTTGATCTAGAATCAAATATTTGAATAGGAGTAGTTGTATCTGCATCTTGAGAACCTCTAACCATTAAATATTGTTTTGTTTGATCTAATAATGGAATAACATCTGAAGCAATATGTTTACTATCATTTGCAGCTACCCATGAATATCCCATAGATTGTGGATTATTTGAACCTGCAGATACTTTTAACCATTCTGCATCACATGCTGATATAACATCATTAACTTGTGGGTGATCTTGTGGGATCAATGCAGAGAAACTAAATTTTCCTGAAACTGGGTTAACTCTCTCGATGAAAGCGTATTGAATGATTGCGTTGTTTATAATAATATTTTTTGCCATAATTTTTCCTTTTGAATTTTATGAATTTTTAAATGTAGTTTATAAAGCTACATTAGGACAGTTACTTATTTTGTACAAAATCAGTTTAATGTCATGTATGATTTAGGACAAAGAATTATATAAATAATTCTTTTTGTTTGTTTAATTGTTCAATTTGAAATAAATATTTATCATATTGTTGTTTAAGATTTAATCTTTCATCTTCATATTTATGATATTCAGCAATAATATTTTCAAATTGCTTTTTTTGATTTGATAGATCTTCATATTGTTTTTTATTAATATCTATAAATTCTTGTTTTGTTTTTTCTATTAATTTTATTATATCTGTTAATTTCTTAACATCTACTTTCATTAATTTATTTTTTAAATCTTTTCTAGCAATCTTCTTTAATTCATTTAAATCTAATGTTTTAAATGAATTAGATAATAATAAAACATCATTAATATAATTATTAATGATCTGATTATTATATTGTTGAATTTTTTTCTTCTCTTTTTTAATATTTGATTTTTCAATATCTATACAATCATTATAATCTAATAATATATTATTATATGTTTTAAAATAATTATCAATAGTATCATTATTAATAGTATCAAAATCTAATTCTTTAATTTTATTTTCATTAAATGTTATTAATTCTTTTAATCCATTAATTTTTGAAGTTAATATAGAAATATCTTTATTAATCCCTTCAATTCCTTTTTCTTTTGATCTATCATCATATTTTTTTACAATATCATTCATAATATTTGTAGCTGATTCTAAATCACCAGATTCAACAATATCTTTAAATTTATTAAAATATTTTATATTATTGAATAATTCTTTTGATACTCTTCCTTGACACATAATTGGATGAAGTTCTTTAAGAATATCTTCACTATCAATATTCTCAATACCTATATTCATTATTTTATCAATAATAAAATTAGCAAATTGAATTTCATAATAAACATTTTGTGCTTGAAATTCAATAAAATCAACATTATGTAATCTACCAGTTTTTTTAAAATAATCATAAATACTAAATTTATCTTTTATTTCTTCACCATTAGAAGATGTTTCATCATCTCTAGGAGGTCTAGTTGTAATTCTTTCATTATAATTTTTCCAACTATGAGCTAATGCCATTTTATTAAAAACATCTTCTTTTTCTCGAATTAAAATAAATTCATCATTTTCTTTAAACATATATGGTAATTTTTGATCAAGAGGAGCGAATCTAACTAATTGTGAACTATCACTTGTCATATTTATATTATATAATTTTTCAAATAATCTCATAGATAAAAAACTTAATCTTGATGATTGTCCTAACCAATGTATTTGATTTATTGTTGCATTATATTTTTTTTGATAAGTTAATAACCATAATGTTGCAGGAACAGCATGACTAAATTTAGCATTAGTAGTTTTCTTTAAACCAACTAAACCTCCAATTGACCAATTTTTATAATAATTTTCAACTTGAACTTCTTTCATCATCTTTTCCCAATTAGCAAAAGAATATTTATTTGAAGTTTGTAATACAAATAATTGTTTATCTGCAAAACTAGGTTTATTTTTAATCAAATTAATAGATTGTTTTATTGAATTAATATTATATTTATATATTTCATCACCAGATAAATTTCTATTATAAATATCTAAAGAGAATATTTTGTCAATATCATTTAAATTTGCTTCACAAATTTTATGATAACAATCAATATATTCTTGTATTCTACCTTCAGGAATATCATCAACAATAATTTGAAACCCACCAGAATCTATATAAAGATTACTTTCTATTGGTTTTTCTCTTATAATTTTATTCATATGATTTTGAAGTATTCTTAAACTCCAACCAGGAGATGTTGTTGGTTCACCTAATGAAATTAAATAATCATCAAAATAATTAAATATAGGTTGACTCATATCACTTCCAGGAGAAGTTACGCTTACATAATTCATATTTGTCCTTTTAAATTTGTATATATAGCTATTATTTCTATAATAAAATAATTATTAAAAATAATCAAAATACAATAATATCATCAGTATTTAATTCTGGTGATATTTCTTGTGAGTGATATGTAATATCACTAGCTTTCATTGTTTGTAGTGGTTCATCATCCATAAATTCAGAAACATCATATTCATCATCACTAATAATAGCATTTTTTATAAAATTAGAACTTATTTTTTGTTCAATAGGAATTCTTTTAACTCTAACAATTTCCTCTTTTTTAGAATATAAATTATTAGAAGCAATATTAGCCAATTTTTTAGAAGCTTCTAGATAAAATGTGTTTATTAAATTTTCTAAGTCTTCTTTAATTTTTGAACTATCTTTAGGTATCATAATTCCTACAAATTCATAATCAATAGTATCAGCTATATTTTTCATAACAGCTTGACCAGGATATTCTAATGAATCATCATTCTTTTCATTCATAAAATTACGAAAAGAAGCATTTCCTTTTTTTATATTTAAACTTTCTCTCAATTTATTATTGTTTGTTTTACCATGAGATGATAAACCATACTTTAATATTTTTAAATGTTCTTTTTTAATCATATTATTCCTTTAAATTAATATTGTTTCTGGACCATTAATCACTTCAATCTCTGTAGTTATATCAAATAAGTTAAATTCATTAAACGTATTTTGAAAAGTATATTTTATATTTATGGGTAAATCTTGATATATATTTTTATTTAAAATATTATAAATTTTACCCAATTGTATACTTTCAAAATTTAGATCTTTAAATAATAATTTAATTTTACGAGTATTATTATCACTTAAAAATTTTTTCGATTGTAATGTTTTTAAATAACTATCAACATCTGTAGTTATATTCATATGTTTTGCCATATCTTCTTTAATAATTTTTGGAGATGATTGATATTGTTTATTTGTCTCAGGGTTTGTTAAGATTAATATACTATTTGTCAATGTATATATTTCTTGTTTATCTATTAATAATTTTGAATCAATAAATTCAATACTATTTCTAATAAATGAATCATCATTATTAATATTTACATGATGCATTGATTTAAAATCATGTAAATTTGAAACAATTAAATGATAATTTGTAATATTATCATTATTTTGTAAAACTCGGTTAGTATTATCTGAAGAAGTATATGAATTATCAAATACTAATAATCCATTATCATTTACCTCTGCGTTAACATTATTTATATTAACACCTTCTAATGGAACATTCTCTCTAAATTCTTTTAAAGGATATTCTTGAACTAAATCATTCATAACTAATGCATCAAATTCATTAAGATTTTTTTCTTTAGCTTTTTCACTTAAAAATTCAGCATAATCATCAATATATTTTTCACCATATTTTATTCTAGCTTGTCTATCTTGTTCTGCTTTAATTCTTTTTAAGCCATATGGATCATCAGGTGTTTTAATTAAATCAGAAGCATATATAACAACTCCCCATTCTGAATCATATTTTAAAGACGGATCTCTTCCATCTTTAATCTCTTTCATTATCTGTTCTTTTGTTTTATAATCTGTATACTCACTACTGTTAGATATTTTTTTACCTGTAGTAGAAGCAGTAATTATTCCATCACTCGTTCCATCATCTCTATACATATCATCTAATATTATATATGGTTTAGTTGCATATGGATTATAATGTTCTATAAAATAATCAAAAAGACTCAAATCAGTTAAATGTAATGGTAATCTAATTGAACTATATAAATATGGATTTAATCCTGAATTTTGTATATGTGTTTTCATTTTAAAAGGAACTTTGTCTTTCATTTCTTCAATCAGTTCTGCAAAAACATCATATGATTTTCTATATTGACTCATATTTGTATCAGTATTTAATTTATATCCAGCAAATAATATAGAATCTTTTAATATTCTAATATTTTTATCAATTAATATAATATGAATATTATATAAACCATTTTTAAAATTTAATTCATCTAAATTTAAAACTTCAAATGAATTACTCATTATTATTTTATTATTTTCAGATATTGTTATATTAATAGATATTGTATTGTCTTCTAATAAATATCTAAAGTCTTTCGGAATATTTAATAAATTTAAATCATATAAATTATAATTTAAAAATTCTGAAAATTTATTAATATTAAAGAAGTTGATTTGGGTTAAATTAACTTCAAATGAATAACCATCTTTAATAACATTTATAATTAAAGAATATTCTTTTTGAATTCTTGAATTTTGTCTAATCATTGTAACTCCTTAAAAGTTTAATCCAATCTTCTATCAATATGAATTCTTGGACTATATCTAAAATGATATTTCATAGCATATTTTGCTGCATTATCTTTTGATTCTTCCCATAATTCTTTATCTCTATCTATTGGATGTGGTGGTGTAAAAGGCATTACTAAAATTTGATCATGTCTTAATGTGTCATTAATTTCTTTAGTTTTACCAAGAGCAAATCTAATTAAAGGTTCATTTTGAATTTTTAATTCATCTGAATGTACAACTTTTAATTGTATATCAAAATGAGCATCTAATAACCATTTATAATTAATAATTACTTTTTTATATTGTTCTAACACCATATCATCAGTTAATTTATCAGAATGTGAAACTTTACCTGAAAGTTTAGGAGAAATAGATAATATAAATTTAACATTTGGTACAAATTTTCCAACTTGTTCTACTAGTTTTAAACATATTTCTCTATGTTGTAATAATATACCATTTGTCTCAATTATAATATTTTTTATTGCTGGAAAAGCTTTCATTGTTCTTTCAATTATTTCTTTTAAATAATCTAAATTCAGAAGAGGTTCACCTCCAGTAATACTTAAACTATGTGTGTGTTCTCTAATATCTTCTGAATAATTTTCAATTAAATAATTTGTATAGCTCTCTGATGTCATATCAGGATGTAATTGATCTGCATCACCTTTAATGCTATACGATGTATCACAAAATGAACATTTTAAGTTACATTGGTTTGTTCTAATAAATAATGCACTTCTACCTACTGTAGCTCCTTCACCCTCAAGTGAGAAGAAATGTTCAATTAATTGTGGTTTTCTGTTTAAAAGTAATGCTTGTAATTCTGTATTAAGTTTCATATTATTTCCTATTTTGTTTATATTTTATTTTATTTTTTATATTTTATTTTATTTTATTTTATTTTTTTTGATTAATTGATGAAATTAATATATTTAATTCTTTTAATTCATCTTTTAAAATCATAATTTCTTTAAATTCTGATAAAACTAATTTAGCTAATTCAACATTATCTGAATTAACATTTGTATTAGATGTAAGATTATATAATAATTTTATCTTTAAATCATAACATTTTCTTAATTTTAATAATTGTATTAAACTATATTCTTTATTTTTAAAAACAGCTTTAGTATTATAATTTAATTCTATTATATCAAATTCATATTTTAATAATTTATCAATTTTTTTCACTGTATCGTTTTTTAATACAATTATATTATTTACATCATTTGATGTTTTCACAAGATTTGTAATAATATTTATCTGATCATCAACTTCTGTTTTTGAATGTTTTACTGTTTGTAAAATTTCAGTATTTGTCATTTTATTTCCTTTAATATATTGTTTTTATTTTTGGTTCATACAATACTTCTCTATTAAACCTTTTAGCTCTAATTAATTTATCTCTAGATGAATACATATGATCATTTCTATATGAATATAAAAATGATCTACCACTCATTGTAGCTCCCATAGAACTATTATTATATTTCGATAAACTAAATTGTTCTTCTAAAAATTGTAATTTTTTATCTAACTTATATGTTAGAATTGTATCTATAATATTGTATGATAAATAACCAACAATATTATTCAAATATGTTTCACGAAAGCCTGTATTTAAATCTAATTTAGTAATACCTAAAACTTTCTTTGCAACAGTATTAAGTTTATAATTAGGTAATGCTTTACCTAATCCTCCACCACCTTGTCCTACTGGTTTATATAATTTTAAAATATCAACCAATACATAATCTGGTAATTCATATGATGATTGACCAAATTTATCAACTGTTTTGAATTCAGATACGATTTCTTTCATTCGATCTTCACCAAATAATTTTGAAGTTCTATTAAATATATATGGATCATCGAATTGTGAACTATTGAATCCTACTAACGATAAAGTGTTAAATTCCCGAAATAATAAAAACATTTTTTCAAGTAAATCCATTTCATTTTGAAAAATAATTACATCAATAGTAATATCATCTACATAATAAACATTATCTTTTTCACATAACTGTTCGTATTGTGTTTTTACTTCTGCAATAATTTCATCATTAGATAAACCATGTGTATCAACAAGTTCATCTAAATAAGTTAAACAATAAACTGTATTTGCTATATTATTATATAATGCAACAGCATTTATTGGATGATCAGCTTTTATAGGATCTGTAAAATCACCACTCTCTGATACAAAGGTTTCAATATCATAATATGTTTTATTTAATTGTTTATTTTTTTTTGACTCATTAAATCTTAATGAAAAATCTATAAAATGATATTCACTTGGCTCAATATCTAAATTGTAAACTTGATGAAATTTTATAACATTATTTTTTAAAAGTTTATTAAATTGATGAACTGTTTCATCATTTAATAATATTCCTGGTCTTAGATCATTTATTATACTCATGCTCTTAACCTTATATCATCATTAAATAATCTTTCAAATGGATCTAATTTCATATCAATATTAAACATTATAATTTCATCTAATAATAATTGTATATTTAAGTCATTCATTATTTTTAATAATTTCTTTTTTTCTTCATCACTTATATCTGTAGGTATACTAATCATATTTATTTTATTTTTTAATTTTTCAACTTGAGATAATGTTAAACAAAATTCTATATCTTTATGATATTTTTCTTTAAAGACTTGAATTAATAATTCTACATCTATTTTTACTTTTAATGCTATCATACTATCAGATGGACGAAAAGTATCTCCTATTAAAGTATTATACAACATAGCTCCTATTACAAATGGAGGTATCGTTTTTTCCGTATTTCCCCATTTTTTTGGAGTAGAAAATTCTGCAAAATCTAAATCTTTTATAGAATCCTTAATTTTTAATTTATATTTATTTTTTATTTTTACAAATATTTTTCTATAAATAGAAACTAAGGATGTATCTGAATAATCTTTCACAAGAACATTATAAACTTCATCTAACATTCTTCTAGAAAGTGGTGTTGTATCAGATTTAACTATAGCCCCACCAGTTTTCTTTAAATATGGTTCTTCTTCAAAAAATGTTCCTTCATCCCAACATGTTGCTAATGAATAGAATTTTTTTCCACCAAAAAAACCTCTATATGCAATTACTTCAGATTTAAAATCCATAGTATTATATGTTGGGTTTAGATTTGCAAAATTTCCATAATATTCCAAAGCACCATTATATAATTTCCCTAATTCTCTAGCAATTTTTTGAACATAATCAACAAGTTGATGAATATCTTCAAATTTATTAAATGGTAAATTATATATTAAATACGCTGAATTGTGTACTAATATATTATTTCCAAAAAAATTATGATTATCTTCAACTTCTATATCATATACCCATTCTTCTTTTATACCTAAATCTATTATTTCAAAATCAGTATATTCTTTTAATTCATATTGTTCTTCCATATAATATACTCCTTTATTTCTTCATATATAATATTTATTTGATTTTGTGTATAATTATCCCATATAATATCATCTATTTCTGTTTCTCCACATTCAACACACTTTGGTTTTTCTTTGAATTTTATATAATCTATCATCTTTTTTTACTTCTCCAGGCTTAATTTCAACTAATTTCTTATTACGAAGTACCATTAAAGAATGATCTTCAGTAATATCAACTTCGTCTCCATTAACTTTAATTTTAAACATTCTTTTCTTTACTTTATGTTTCATAATATAGGTTATAGGTTTATTTTCTAGTTTTAAATTTTTTGAAACACTTGGTGTTAAATATTCTTTTGTTAAATGTTTAACAAAATTATCTTTTCCTATTGTTTCAATGTTTCCTTCAACTTTATCAAATAAGTTTTCTATACTATATTCTTTAAATCTATTATTATATTGTAAGGTTTCTTTAATGTTTATTATGCTGTGTCTGCATAAACTATCTGTATCCGCATATTGTAACTGAGGATGATGTTCTATCGTTTCAATGAAATTATTTTCTAAATGCCATAATTCATTAAATTCTTTAATAATATTCTGCGACATATTATATCCTTTTTATATCTTTTCTTAAATCAATACCATTTAAAATTTCAGAAATTTTATCATATGCTTTATCTAATGATAAAATATTTAATTCTTGATATAATAAATTATAATTGATTGATGTTGTATCTTTAATATAAAATTCAATAGAATAGTTTTTATGTTCATCTATATTAATATAAACATACATATATTTATTTAATTTATATTTAGAATCTGTAATTAGACATTGGATATTACTAAAATCTAATGGTATAGTTTTTGAACCAAAAGGTATTTTTGATAAATTATCATATTCAAATGTATCCAAATCATGTATATCTAATAATTTATTTAATGCTACCTTTTCACTAGAGTCATTCAACACTAGTGAAAATTTTGATATAAATAATTCTAATTTTGATGATACTATTAAAATGTTAGAATCAAGTATTATATCATCATCTGTTTTAAATTTAAAAACTTGATCAATTAATATTTCATTAAAGTTATATTCACCTAACATAAAATAATACATATTATTTATCCAAAACCATTGCTCTAAATTTTTCTTTTTTAAATTTTCCACCATAAAATTCAGATGTAAAACAACCATCAGAACTCTGAGCTCCTCTTAAAAATTCACAATTATGTACTAAATTATACAATCTTACATATACAGAATTAGTCTTTGCGGCTAATGCCACTTCTTTATATAATTCTCTAGTTAAATCTTCTTGTAACCAGCCTCTTCTTGAAACAAAATTAGTAATTCTTTGTAGCTTGCTAATACCTAAAACAAAATCTTTTGGTATATAACTTATTACTGCATAACTATCTGGCCTAAACATAGAACTAAATGGTACTGCATGATGAGAACATAATGCAACAATATCTACTCTTTTAGTAATTGGAATATTTTTTTCTAATGGAAACCCAAATTCTTCTTCAGTTAATTCATCCTTAAATGATGCTAATCTAGGAGATTTAATCCATCTACCTGACATCAGTTCTGTATCATCATCCAATGAACTTCCAGTAAACATCTTTATGATTCTTCCTGGTGTACCAATATTACCAACATTTAAATCTTCTTTAGTATTATTATCTGTCATATCTATTTTTAATACATTAAAAACTTTATTCATAAAATAAGTTCCAATAATTTGTACAATATATTGAACATACTTGTCATATTTATTTTTATTATATGTTGTATTATATACATTCTCATTTATTTTAAAATTTTTTAATTTTAAATATTTTGATACAGCTATATCAAAATCTTTATTATTTTTTTTATTAAACTTATTATTAAATTTTTTAGCCAATATTTTTACATCTTCTTTTGAGATAATATCTCCATTAATGTTAATTTCTTTCATTCATAATTCCTTATTTTAATTGTTTTATTATTTCTATATTTAATTATGGATTATTTTTTATTTTTAATCCTCAATATTTATAGAAATAAATGTTAAATCTCCATCTTCAACAAACTGATTATTTGATAAATTTTTTTTCAAATGTTGTTTTGGTAAGTCTGGTGTCATTATTTCTTCTTTAGGTATATCATAATTTTTATTAACTTCTGTTAATTCAATTTCAACTTCCTGAACATTTTTTGCCATCTCTTCTTTTCCAGCTTGTGATCTATCTTTAAATATTTCATACATTTTGTTTATAACATCAGAATGTCCTTGATGATATTTTTTATGACAATGCACACATAAATTAATAAATGATACTCGTCGATGTGTATGTAAATCCATAACTTCGCGAACAATATCTAATCCTCTTTTTGTATCTAAAGAATTATTATCTATATATTTATATATTATCTCATCAACAATATTATATAATGTTTTTGGATGATGATGTGTTTCACATTTTGAACATTTTTCATAATAATTGTCATCACATATAGGACATTTTATTGCATTCGGATCATTTTCTTTTGTATCCTTTGCCCATAAATCATATTCCAAACTTGCTCTACAAATTCTTTCTAAATGTTTAACTAATTTTGAAATATTATTAGCATCAGCTATATTATAACCATACCATAAAGTATCTTCATTAAAAATTATCATAAAATTCCTCCTTTTAACATAAATGTTTGATATGATGAATTTAAATTATATTTTATATTTTGTAGTACTTTAAAATCTTTAACTAAATATTTCGTATGTATAGCTTCATCTCTAGATACAACAAAATCATTATGAATAACACTTTGATAACTACTAACATAGAAATAATATCTAAAATCCTCCAAATAGAATCGTTTATTATTAAATTTATCAATAAATGTTATTAATACACTGTTAAGATTTTTTAAGGAACTAGTATTAAAAATAGTTAATTCTAGTTCATCAATAATTTCTTGATTCAACTCTTTTAGAAATCTATTATCTTTTAACATTTTATCTTTTTCAATTTTAATTAACTTCTCGTTTAATACTTTAACTCCTTCTTCAAATTCTTCATTATTTTTTTTAGTCATAATAGTTGAATTAGGATTTTTATATCTAAATACTCTTTCATTATTTGATATATTATCTATCTTTTTAAATATTTTTTTAGCATTTAATATATAACATGATGTAGCATCACCAATACTCCAATAAGGATTTAATTGTTGACATATATCAATAAATTCTTTCTTAGCAGTTTTACCATTAAATTCATTATATAATTCGCTTCTAAACACATTGTTTTCTTTTATAATAGTTTTGTAATATATAAATATATCTTGAGCTTTATGTGTATTATATAGATGATTAGTAATATCACTAACTTGTTTAAGTAAACGAGGCTTAGTTTGAAATATTCTAATTAAATATCTAGATACTGTATCTAGTTCATTTTTAAAAAAACTCCAACCAGAAGGAAATAATAATGAATCATTATTATATATCCAATCCAATACATCATTCATTTTTGGAATTTTTACTACTCTAAACATTTCAACAGGTAAAAATAAATCCAATTCTTTTGCAGTTTTACTTGGTTTTATTTTTATATATGTTGCTTCTTTATTTTTAATATTTTTCTTTTTATTTTCTTTTATTTCATCTGTTGATGAAATATACATTAAAGTTGGTAATTTTTTTAATTTTAAAAAAACATCCTGCTCTATTGAAAAATCTCCAAACTCTTGAAATAATTCATAACCTGAAACTAACTGAACAGCTTTTCCTTTTGTAAAGATCTGTTTATCATATATAAATCCATAATCTTCAAAATATAAACTCATATTTATCCTTTTATTATGCTTCTTAAATTAAAGCTTTTTTAGCCTCAGCCATGTTTCTAATATCAACTTGAGCATGTTCATCTAATCTTAACTTAAAGAAGTTTGATAATGCTTTTGGTTTCCAAGCTGACCAAACAGTTGTATACATCGCTTGAGGTAATATTCTTCTAGCCTCTTCTGGTTTAACACCTTCTTCAATAGCAGCATTATAATGATTTAAACATATGTTAATAACATCTTCTGTATCTACATCAAAAGCATCTTCTCCATCAAATTGAACTATACTTTTAACATCTTTCATTTTTTTACTAATAAAGAAACTAAATTCTTTCTTCTTACCAGATACATATCTTCTCGATAGTTCTTGCCATTCAGCAGTTCTATGTCTAATATATTGTGCTCTAGTGCTTAAATCAATATTCATTTTAAATACTTTAAAATTTTCTTTAATGATTCTAATATCTTCTTCTGAACTATTTATGAACATATCTTCTTGTGCTATTTCAGGACCAAAATCTTCAATAACTGCTCTAAGGTTAGTAAGTAAATGAGTACCATTAGTATTATTTATAAAATTTACTATTTCTCCAAATTTATAGATATTCATATTATTATTATCCGCAAAAATATCCTCAATATCGTAAATGTCTTTATAAGCTAATAATTCGTGAACTAAATCAATATCTAATAGAACTGGAATAAATTCAAAACTTGAACTTGGTAATCCATGAGACTCTGCTACTAATCTATCATATAAACTGATAGAACCTAATGCTTTTGGATTTTGGTAACAAACACTAGCTACAGTAGTAATCGCTTCTATACGAGCATCTAATGAACTATTTGCTCTACTAAAATCATATTGTTCAATATAACCAATACTATCATTATTTAACTCTTTTCTATTTACTGGTGTACTTACTAAACCTGTTAATTCGATTCTTTTTCTTTTATCTTTCATTTTTATTCCTTTATTGTTTTAATAAGTTTAATCATTTCTTCCATTTTATTTCTTGTTTTACAATTTTCTTTTGTTGCCCATAATGAACTAACTATAATTATACTTAATATTATCTTCTTTTAATAACTATCACTGAAAGCATTATCAATTTCATCTGTTAATACTCTCACTTGTTTAAATTTATCTTTAATTAATTTTAAATCTTCTGGAGCCTGTGTATAATGACTATATGTTAATAATGTATTTATATTATCTAATATTTCCATTATATCTTCTTCACAATCTTCAAATTGTCCTAAATCATTTAAATCGTAATTTATCTTATCTTCCATTCTATCTTCCATTATATATTCCTTTTTAAAATGATATCTCATCTTCATCAATATCAATCTCAGATAAATTTTGATGATTTATCATATTAAATTCTATTCACAATAATGTTCAATATCTACTTTAAAACCTAATTTACTAATTCCATCAGCTACTTCTAAAGGAAGCACCATCATTCCATCAAAATCTTCAAGTACTTTATTTTCAAATGTTAAACTACCACCCGCTTCATCACCATAATCATCATGTTCAAAATAACCATATGTATTATCTTCTGAAATTTGAATCTCATATTTACCTACTTGTATTTTTTTATCATATTTTATATCCATTTTTAAACCTTTTTTATTCATTTAATAATTAATTGTTCCTAATCTATCTTGATAACGCTTTCCTTCAATTGCTGGATATATTGCTAAAAATTCTTTTGATTCACCATACATTTTATTTAAATTTTCTGGTTCACAAAATCTATTAGGAATTTCCCATTCTTGATTTGGATAATGTTTATCTACTTTTATCTTAATATTCTTTGCTTGCTCTTCTGAAATATTAAAAGATTTTGTAGATTGATAAAGTTCAAATTCATAATCATGTGTTAATACTTCTTTTGATTTTCGCATTAATACTAATTTATCAATTCCTTCTATACTAGTATAATCTTCTACCAATCCATTCCAAACTTTAATTTCAGGATTTCCTTCTATTGTATTTAGATAATCTATTAAATCGTCTTTAGTGAATTTCTTCTTAATTTTATTACCATCTTTATCACAATATATATCTGTGTCATATTCAAACTCTTCAAAATCTTTTTGATTTCTTACTAATTCAATAAAATCATATCCTTCCCATCCAATTCCATATGTAATTGTTAAATTATCATCAGTTAGAGTAACTAACTTTAATTTAACAATATTTCCATCAGTTGGTTCAGCTATATAAATCTCTTCATCCATTTTTAATCTACTAACCAAGATTTTAAAATCTAGATTTTTATTCATTATTGATCCTTTAATATTTATTTATGTTTATAATAATAAACAACTTCTTTAATTTTATTTTCAAATTCCCTTTTTAATATATATTTAAATTTTGAAGTATTGATTACATCATTTTCAATAGCATTTGTTTTTGCATCTTTATCCCATTTGATTATTGTATCCTCAGATACTTTGAAATATTTTGCAGCTTCAGAAATTGAAATTGATGAAATATTAGATAATATATAACCATTATTATCTAAAAATGGTTTAACTATATTTAACTTATCCCAAACATTTTGTAATTTTAAATTATTTTTTTCAATCAGTTCTTTTTCTGTCATATATTTAGAATTCGATTCTATATTTAAAGATTCATTAATATTATTTTCTGTTTCATATTTTTCAAAAATTGAACGTACATGTTTAGAATTTCTTAATCCTAAAAATTTTTTTTTAAAATCATCATATTCTTTATATTTTAAAACATATTTATCAAATCTACTTAATCGTGTTTTGTCGTTTATTAATACTTTTCTTAATTTTTCAATCAATGTTTTCATATTTCATTCCTTGTTTTGTCTTGTTTTGTACTAATAATTGCTAAATATCTAAATGATAAAAATATCAAAATAAATATACTATATGTAATCATTTTCCAAATATCATAAATAATAGCACTCTCATAAAATTTTACAGACATACCTACAACTAATGAAGCCATCAAATATCTAATCATAATAGGAGCTGATGCTCCTGTAGCTGTAATATATAATAATTTAGATAATTCTAAATATACAATAAACATTCCAACTATCAATATTGGATCAGATTCTATTGTGTATTTATGATTAAAATAAAACATTGTGCTTGCCATAATAAATAATATTAAATTATTTAAACAACACTCTTTAAATTTTTGTAACATTGTTTCTCCTTATTTAAATTTTTCACAAATATTCCTTTTTTCATTTTATACATTACACCAATACCCACAAATATTGCAAATAATATTGATCCAGTTCCAAGTATATCTCCACTCTCATATGCTAACATTGCCCAACATAAATCAGCTATAGTATATAAAAAAGTACTAATTAATATTTTACCAATATATAAATATAGTGAAGCAAATATTAAAAATAAACTTCCTAATGTTGCATATGATACATAATTATCATATGCATATTTTAAAACAATCATTAATAGTATATATATTGTTAATATTAATATATCTTTTTTCATAATGAATTATTCCATAAAAATTTTACAGTGTATTGAGCACATATTGAAAATAAATTATCAGGATACTTAAAACCAATATTATTTAACAATTTTAAGGCATTATCATCTATTATATAAGCAATATCTCTATTAGGATCCATTAAATCTCTTACTTTTAAATTTCTACTACACCATTCACTAAATTCATTTATAGTACATTCTTTTTTATTAATTTTATTTAACATTTTATTATATTCATTTTTTAATAAATCATCAATATTTAATTTTATAAATTTATTTCTAAATTGTTTTCCAATAATTTCTTGTTTTTGTAATTTTAAATCCTTAATCATAATATAAGCAATTTCTTTACTAATTTCAGAATATTCTTTATTTTTGTGAGACTTAATAAAGAATTTTCCTTCCATAGCTCTTTTATCATTAAACATATAAAAATATCTAATACTTAAATCATCAGATATATTCCATTTTAAATAATGAGTATTATGTTCACCTATTAAACTTCTTAATTCTATTTTTTTCATAATTTTCCTTTATTTATATTCTATCGTTAATTCTCTTAAATCTAAATTATGATTATTATATAATTTAATATCCTCGCAGAATAGACAACTACCATCAACAATATCCCATTTAATTAATGTTTTATATGATACACCTTGATCATTTACTCTATTTAATAATCCAACAATTACCTTATTATATGTATTAATTATAGATATTGTTATTTCTCTATTTAAAATCCAAGGTCTAATAAATACAAATAATCTTTCATCATATTCAACAGATTCTTTAATTTCTTGTTTTTCAATAACATTTACAACTAATTCATAATGTTTATTTTTATACATTCTTGTCATTGTATGTTTGCTTATTTTATCTATTAATAATTCATTATCAAAATCTTCAAGAGGATATCCATTAAAATTAATTCCTAAATCAATTTTACAAAGTTCTAATTCTGTAATATTACTCATTATATTCCTTTTTATTTTTATTAATTAAACTTTCATCTAAATCATATATATCAATAAGTTCTGAATTATAATCTTTTTTCATTTTAATTCCAGATAAAGTAATTAAACAATTAAAAAATATTGTTTGTGTTGGAGAATATTTTAAAGTTAATAATTTATTTGTACCATAACCAGTAATATCAACCCATCTATAAGACATAGAGTCTGTTAATATTTTTCTAATTTTTAGAGGATCTATTTTTTCAATTAAATCTAATAATATTTGATTAATATATTTTAATTCTAAATATTGAGGTTCCAATAATAATTGTTTACAAATTACTTTTACTAACTCATAATTATCATTTAAAACACTTTCTTCAGTTGTTTTTATAAATTCAAATTTATCATATTCATCTTTATCTTCTTTTAACTTCCAATTTTTAATTGTTAAAATAATTGCTGTTTCATATTTATCTAATTTAATTTTCTCATCATTTTCTTTTTCAATTTCTTCAATAATATTATTAATTACACTATCCATATGATAACCTGTTGTTTCTAAAGTTTCGTATGCATTAAATGTTTCTACTTTACATATATCCTCTACTAATCCCGGATCAATAACTTCAGCACTATTAATATACCTAGATTTTAAACCATTAATTATTCCATTTTTCATTTTATTTCCTTATTTAAAAATCATTAGTTAATAAATTACCAAAATCATCTTCATCAATTGGTAATATTAAAACATTATCAATTTTCAATTCTTTTAAACTAGTGTTAAAAAAATCAAAGCCATCATTTATATTTTTAACATCTAAAGTCATATCATCTTCATATATTTCTAAGTTTTCATTTCTTATATCAAATGTCCATTCAGTATTTTTAAAATTATATCTAATAATAAATTCAAAATCATTATGAGATGTATTTATGAATGCTCCCCAATTATTTAAATGTGTCCAATCATCAATTTTAATTATTTTCATATTAATTCTCCAAATTTTTTATCACTAAATATTTCAAATTGTAAAGAAATATTATGTTCAATACAATACTTATTTAAAAATATTAAACATTCATCTACTGTTTTAAATGTATTTTCTATATTAATATTTGGTTCAATATCTTCATTTAATATTTGATAACAAAACATTTTTGTATTAAAATCAAAACCAATATTAAATATATAATCTTTATGATAATAATATATATTTGCGCCATCACTTGATTCTGATATCCATTCTTTTTCAAATACTTTAATCATTTTATTATTCTTCAATTTTATTTTTAATAAATATATCTAATTCATTTGATTCGATAAATCCATTATTAATTAAAAAATCTTTTATAAATAGTAAAGTCATTCTATTATCTCCAAATGTTCTTCCATTAATCCATGGTTTATTTCCAAATGAATCTCCAATTAATTTATCTTCAAATATTAAATGGTCAAATGTCATATTTTCTAATCCAACATATCCTTCAATCAAACTATAATTTTGAACATTAAATCTTTCAAATAAAACTTTAATATCTTCTATATTAATTCTATCATTATTAATTATATTTTGCCACTTTGAAGAATTTTTTTCTTTTATTCTAACTTCTTTTTCATCTTCCGATTCAACATCTCCTATATCAATATATCCTTCATCAACTAACCATTTAGTTAATTTTTCATCTTGATAATATTTATTAGCACTTAAACAAAATTCTTCCCTTGTTTCTTGAAAATTACATGAATTGCTAGGAAAATTTGATAATGACCAAGACATATTTCTAGTATAAAATGTTTCAACATCTAATTTTTCAAAGAAATCAAAACTTGATTTATATAAATTTTTCCAATCACTAGATGATAAATCATCAATTCCTTCAATATCACCTTTTAAAATATCTACATAATAATCAGTAATATTATCATATGAATATTTAATTATAAGTTGTTTAAATTCATCTGATGAATCATCATTTTTATATTCATTCAATAAATCTTTATATAATTTTAATTCTTCTTTTGATAATTTTTCAAAATCACTTTCATATATATAAGATTTATTTTCGATTAATTTATAAACTTCTTCTATCTCAGCACTATCATATTCAATCTTTGATTTAATCATTTCTTCTTTATCAATCATATCAATATCTAATAGTTTTTTTATTTGATCATCATCAATATATTCAAATAATTCATTTAAATCCGATACATCATATTCTTTTAAGAATGATAAGTGTGTTGAAGCTTCTTCAAAATCTTCTTCTGATAAATCAATATCATCAAAACTAACATCAAATTCTCTACCACTTTTTATTAATCCTTGAATTACTTTATCTTTTATTTTCATTTTTTTATTCCTTAATTTTCTTAATTGTATTTTTAAGTTATACTAAAACTATTTCATATCCAGGATTATTTATTCTTAAAGTTTCTATAGAAATAGTCTCTAAATTCCCTGCACCATTAACGAATCGAACTTCGTTTTCACCAATCCAAAATACATCTTGGTATTCGCCATTTGCATATATTTCTTTCGTATTATTCCCTTTTTCATTTAACATCATATACGACATCTTTGCAACCTCCTCTATTTTCATTGAACCCCAATCAGATAAACTTTTTATATCTTCATGAAATTTAACATATATATTTATTATATCCTCAATTGTTAAATTTATCATTAATTCAATATCATATAATTCATAATATTGATTATTGAATTTAAAAGCAATCCCATCTCTTTTACTAATATTTACTAATATTTTATGACAATATTTAAATGTTTTATATGAATACATTACTTCTTTCTTTTTTTAGAATCACTTACGATTTTATCAAAATCATCAGCAATAACTTTATCTGAACTTTCTCGAATTTCTAAAATACTAGGCAAAAATAATGATGGCACTCCAGTATCTTTATTTTTAGTAAGTTCATTGTATTTAACGGCAATTACTTTACCAATATGTTCTTCAAAATCAAAATCTTCAATTAATTTTAAACCTTTACTAGAATCATTTTCATCTACAGGAATTAATCCTCTTTGATGTCTTTTCATTCCAGAAATATTTACTTTTAAAATACCATCTGAACTTTCACAAATATATGAACCAATTCCTCCAGCAAAATCTGAATGCTCATCAGCTTCATTATAACCAATAATTACTAAATCACATTCTTTAAAATCTTTTAGTTTAATACAACCTTTTGTATTAGTACCATTCTCCCAAGGAGTGTCCATTTTAGCAACCATTCCTTCTTCACCAAGATCTAATTGTTCTTGATAAAAAGTCATTGCTTCATCTACAGAATTTACAAATTTATGATTAATAATCTGTAACTCACAGTTATCAATATCTATATTAACTGATTCTATATATTTATTATATCTAGATACATATTCTTTAATGTTTAAAAATCTTTTAAATGTTAATTCTTTATCATAATATAAATTTAACCAATCTTCTGTTGGAAGAATATCCCAAACTTTATATACTAAATTTCGAGAAGTATAATTCCAATCATCCAAATGTTCTTGTAATTCTTTTTCTAATTTAGCACTAGCCTTAGGTGTTTTAGCTTTTTGTATCTTTTTATCATATTCTTTTAACCATTCTTCTTTTTTAAAATATGAATTGATTCTACCATTTCCAGTTTCTCTAATCATAACTTTACCATCTTTATCTTTTAATAAAAACTCTCCATGAATTGTAGAATTATCATTTTCTGTAAAATCTGTAATTTTTGATAATGAATTAATGAATTTATTATCTGTTGGACCTTTTCTACCGTATCTAGTACTTGTATCAACTGTATCAAAATCTTTTGAAATACATGTATTTAAAAATGCTCCATCAGCCTTAGTTTGCACTAATACTTGTGTTGGTTGACCATGTTCATTTACAAATTTAATTCTTTTATCGAACATTTTTTCAGATTCACATCTCATATATGGGCTAATTTGTATAAATTTACCCATTGCTTCATTAATTAATGTTACACCAATTTTTGCTTTAACATCTCTTTGTAAAACCCAAAACATTAAATCTTTTATTTCTTGAGGTGCTCCTGTTAAAAAGTCTTGCATTCTAGAATCTGCATCTTTACCTTTTAAATCTTTTGCAGCCATTTCATCTAATATTGAATACATTTCTTCTAACCAATCATCATTTTCAACAATATAATCAACTTCAGCAATTGTTGGTAATTTTGTTTTACCATATACTTTATTAACTAAATCATAAACATATAAAAAATATTCTTTGAATTCATCATTACCAGTATGTGCTTCTAATATTATTTTTTTATCATTTGAACCAGATGTTTCTTTTATTTTCATAATTACTTCATGTAATGCTTTATAATTTCTACTCATTTTTAATTCCTTAATTTAATACTGTGATTCAAATATTGTATCAACAATATCTTGAACTTTATCTTGTTCATCTAAATTTAATAATCCACATATATCCAAATCAATTTCATGATATATAATATCTTCTAAATATAATAAATCATCATCTGTTAAATATAAATCCCTATCTAAAAATGAATCAACTGTTACTTCTTTATCTGTTAATTCTAATTGTATTAATCTTATTACATCTTCAGCAATTTCTTCTTTTGTCATCATATTATTTCCTTACATCCAAACTATAATTACACCAAAATTATCTTTTTCAAGATAAAGTGCTTCTTTTATATTTAAAGATTGTCTCCAAACTTTAATTAGTTGTTTCATTACTTTTGAATTATTTTCAATCATATCCACTTCCATTTTAAATCTAATTAATTGTTCATCTTCAAAATAATCTCCCCAATATCTATGTATATTAATTTCACGTGGAACCAATATAGTTTTACTCATTGTTAGCATTGAATATGAAGTTTGACCTGGAAGTTTTTTACTTTTATATTTTAAGTTATTATTTTTAGCAGCAATAGAATTCATCGATGATGAATCTATAACAGCTCTAAATTTTTCTTCAAACTTAGTTATACTAAATTTTTTATTTTCCATAATTAATCCTTATGATACTGATTCAGCAAATGCTCTTGCAGCTTTTAATTGATCATCTTTAGTTTCAATTGTTTTTGAACCATGTTGTTTATATGGTGTTGAATCATCTCCAAATTCTTCTTCAAAAATTTTATCTCCTATCTCAAAACCAACTTTAGCTCTATGTGACCAACCATAATATATTTTAGTTTTTCTATCATAACCACAACATACTTGTTTTCCAACATCATCTCTATATGTTTTAAATTCATTTAAATTTAATAAACTTGCAGCCATAGCAATATCTCCAATTCCTAATCCACTTTTTGTATTAACATAATCCATATATATAGGATTAGGATCTTGTTCATCCGTAATTAAATATTTTTCAATTACCATTTCTGGATGTCTCTCTATTGCATCAATAACTGATTGTTTAAATGGTTTATCTGGATTTTTAAATTTACATTTAATTCCCCAATAAAATGTCCACCACTTATCATAATTTTCACCATAACCTCCAACTAATGTTGACATAATAATTCCTGTATTTCTATTTGACCACATTGAATTATTTCCAATAACAGGATAATAAAATCCTTCATATATTGAATTTTCTTTAATATATTTTATATTTTTTTTAATATAATTATATGCATATTTTATATATTTTATATATTTTAACATTATTCGCCTTTCTTTAATTGTTTTTCAAAATTTTCTAAATCCAATAACCACATTTGTGCAGCAGTTTTATTTTTAATTGTATTTAATTCTTCAGTTTCTTTTTTAATAATTTCCTCAAATTCAATAATTTTTTCATCTGTTAATGAATCAATTCTCATTCGTAATAAATATTCAAAACTATCATCAAATAAATCATAATTTAATTCTTGTAATTTATTAATAACATTAATTCTTTTATTTTTTTTCAATATAATTACATCTTTATTTACATCTTTAATAAATCTAATTTTATTTAAATTTATAGAATTTTCTTCTTCAATTTTTGAAATAATATAATCTTTTCTTTTCCTAAAAATATCCAATACAAACATAATATATTCAAAAAATATTTCACCAATAGTGTTATATTGTTTTATTTCATTATTTGTATTTATAACTGTTATTGTTTCTGTAACAGATGATGTTAATTTTAAAAGCTTAATAGCTGAAGGAATATCTTTAGGTTTATTAGTAAATCTAACTGTTATATCAAAATCATCTCCCAAAATATTTTCAGTATATGATTTAATCTTTCCATCATCTTTCAATTTTTCTAAAATAATCATATATGAGTCTCTAGTATAATTTGGTGGTACTTCCGATATTATATATGAACCTCTTGGTCCTGGTTTAATAATACCTTCAAATGTCCAACCACCTTTTTTATTTGTATAAATATTTCCATTAAATAAAGGCATATGTGGAGAAATTGATGTCGGTATTGTTTTTTCTTTACCTGTTAATATATCTTTTAATATTTTTATAATTGTTTTTTGTGATCTTGGTAATATATTTGTAGCATAACCTACACCGATTTGCTTTTGACCATTTATAATCAATAATGGTATAATAGGTATCATAAATTTAGGTTCAATTTGTTGTTTTTCAGTTTCTTGTTTTTCAACAAACATATCATTATCAATATCATTAAAAATAATTTTAGAATATTTATATAATCTTGTTTCTATATATCTAGGAGCTGAAGCATCTCTATCAGATCTTGAACCATATGTACCATCTTCTCGTAATAGAGGAATTTGATTATTATATTTTGGTACTAGATTTGAAATCGCTGTTTCAATAGAAGTTGAACCATGATGATATTTTGTATGTAAACTTACAACAGCTGCAAGATCAGATACTTTCATTTTTTTATCAATATTTTTATCTATACATGTGTATATAATTTTTCTTTGTGTTTGTGCAAATCCATCTAAAATACTTGGTATTCTTTGAAGGGCTCTATAAATTGCATAATCAGCATATTCTGTATCATAGAAATTAGCTAGACTAATTTCTTTAATATTTTTTAATTTATTCATTTTTATCCTTTTCTATATATGCATTTAAATATTTCTGTATATGTTTGATTATATAATCTTGCAAAATAAGAATTACAATCTAATGTACTATCAACTGTATTTGCTCCCTTTAATTCAATATTATATAAGTTCATAATATCAACTTTTAAAGTTAAATATTTATTTATATCTATAAATTCTGTCCATTCATTAATATTAAAGTTCCCTCCATATTCTGTTGATCCAGGAGTATAACATTCATAAAGTTCACATACTTTGCTTGTAGCTGGTCTACACTCAGTTCTCACACATTTACTAACCAACTTATGATCATCATGTAAATCATGTTTAAAATGAGTATAAACTGTATCTATATCATATGAGTAAATAAAATTTCCTAAATTATGTTTAATAAGTTTTTCATCTTTTTGTGTTAAGGTTAAATCATATAAATTTAAAGATTTATATTCATCAAATAATAATTTAACAACTTTATCATATGCATTAAATCTTTTTTTATATTGTTCGTCATCTAGTCTACCTTGACCACATACTGTAAATAAATAAACTTTATGTCCTTGTTCTCTTAATTTTGAAATTGTTCCAGCATGATATATTTCATCATCCATATGTGCTAACACAAATAATATTTTTTTCATTTTTCTATTCCTTTATATAAATTATAATTATAAATATATAAATTTTGAATTATATTTATAAAAGTTTCTTTAATATTTCTTAAAAACTCAATTCTATGTACTGAAAAAAAATTGGTATCATATGAGTGAACAACAATATTTCTTAATTTACTTATAAATAAAACTTGTTTTATTCTATCATCATCTTTTATAGATTTATATTTATAATAATATTCATCTTTAAATAATATTTCATATAAACTCATAGTTATATATTTACTATTTGAATCAATCACATTTGAATATTCATCATTTATATTATTGACACTATCGATCAATATATCTTTTAAATATATTGATCGAATCATTTCATATAATTTTATAATAAGATGTATTAATTGTTCTTTATTTTTATCTTTTTTTATATGGAATAATCTAATTTTGTTTTCAGTATTATATTTACGACTAATTTTTGAATATCTTTTATTCTTAATTTTTGAATAATCTTTAGTCTTTAAAAATTCATAAATCTCTAATATTTTATTACTATCTATTTCATCATCTAAAACTTGTTCAAATATATTTTCAAAAATAGATAATTCTTTTTCAAAATGTCTTTTTGTAAGTGTTAAATTATCTTTCACCTCTTCTGGTGAAAGTATATCTTCAAATTTATTACTAACAATATCTTTAAAAAATGATGTTTTAATATGATTATCAAAATAAGTTAATTGAGTATTAATATCTTTTCTTAGTGATATATTTTTTTCAATTATTAATCTATTTTCTCTTTTCTCTTTTTTTTCAATTATTTTCATATAATTATCCTTATATTTTAATTTCTAAATATATTTTTAATAAATTTTCTTAATCCAAATAGAGGTGCATTTAATTTTTTAGTTTTAATTAATTTTGATAATTGTTTTATTGTTATAGTACAACCTGATGCTTGTGAATGACCTCCACCTCCAAATGATTTAGCAACTTCTGAAACATTACATAATCCTGTTAAAGATCTCATACTTAGTACAACATTACCATCTGGTAATACAAAATACATTACAGAAGGAGTACTCATTTTTTTACAAATTTCATTTCCAATTTCTGATAATAGTTCTGTTGCATTCACCATATGCATTTCAATATCATTAATTTTAACTTTTGTTAATTTATTTTTTTTTGTTTTAGCTGATACTATTTTATCTTCATAATCTAATATTGTTTCACCAATTTTTACATTATCTAATATATTAAATTTAGAATGATATTCTCTAAATGAATCTAAATCATCAGATCTAATTAATAATTTTGCAGCTGATGAAATAGCTCTAGAATTATTTAATTCCCAATTCCATAAATCTCTATCTTCAATATAATCAAATACTAATTTATTAAATATTTCTTTATATTCTAAAGCATCATCATTACCAATAAATTCTTCATATTTATCTTTAAAATAATTATATGTTATTTTTGCTCCACTTTGTTTCATATCAAATATAATTTCAAATTCATTAAATGATTTTAATAATTCTAATTCTTTTTGAGCACTTTCATGATGATCTAAAACAATTACTTTATCAAATACATTTAATGATATATTCATCATATCTTTTTTCTTTAATGAAAAATCTACAAAATAAAGATTTTTAATTGGAAAATTTATTTCACTATAATTTTCATCATTAAACGCTTTACTAATTTCTTTATCGATATCCATACCATATTGCATTGGCACCGTTATTGTTTCAATTTCTTTATCTATTATATTAAGTATAGTTTTAGCTATAAAAGCACTTGATAAACCATCCATACAATTTTTATGATATATTACTATATTTTTCATTTTAAATTCCTTTAAATCTTTTTATTTTTATCTGAATATTTTGCAACTGCTACTCGAACAAACCAATCTCCATCATCTTTAAAATACTCATGATATTTATCTGAATATTCTGCAACTGCTAATCGAACAAACCAATCTTTATCATCTTTTAAGTGATCATGATATTTATCTGAATATTCTGCTACTGCTACTCGAACATCCGAATCTTCATCATCTTTTAATTGATCATGATATTTATCTGAATATTTTGCAACTGCTACTCGAACACCTGAATATACATCATCTTTTAATTGCTCATGAATCTCATCAGTCAACCAACTCATATTCATACAATCTTCTAATTTTTGAATATAACTATTCCTATATTCAATTCTTGTATATTTTTTAGATATTGCTTCTTTTGATTCTTCAAATGTTCCTTTAAAACAACCAATTGTAAAAATATTATCGTTAATTGTTATGATTCTTTTTTTTTCTCCACAATCTATTGCAAATCCGTATATTATATTTTTCATTTTAAATTCCTTTTAAATCTTTCTATTTTTATTTCTTCAATATCTTTTTTATACATATCAGGTAATGATATATTATTATCATATGTTATATTTAATAATATATTTATTCTTTCAGTGTAAAGTGTAGTTAATGATATCATTAAAATTATTAATATTATTATCATTATTCCAACAAGCATTTGGAATAATTTATCAACTCTAAGAATACCATCTAATTTATATTCATTTGATGCTTTTATTGATGGAATTAACATTATTATTAAAACTAATATCATTACTAATATCATATCAAGTGCACTAATCGTTGTTAATATATTATTCATATTTTTCCCTATTTTTAAAAATAAATTCTATTTGATTTGCATATTCATATAAATCTCTAACTACAGTTTCTTCTTTTGATATTTCATCATTATCTTCATCATAATCAAATTCAATACAACTCTTAGCCCAATCACTTAATGATTCATCTTTAGGATATTGAATATTTAGTTCGTTAGCGGCTTTAAGTATTAAATATGATTTATTTAATAATTCTTTAATATCTGTTTTTTGTTTAATAATTTCAGCATCTAATGCTTCAATATATTTTAATTTTTCTTCTAAAAATGTTGCCATTATTTATCCTTAATTTATATCTCATATTTATTCTTTATATTTTATCATAGAAATATATTACAAATCCATAAATAAAATATTATATTAAATTGCGTCTATATCAAAACCATTCTTTAAACGATTTTGCATTTTCTCTTTACGCACATCTGCATCATCATCTAACCATAAACTCATAGTATCTAGTTCAATTTCATCTTCATATGTTATAACTTGTAGACAAGTTTCAAAAGGTCTTAATTTAAAAAATTGTTCATATTCTTTTGGATTCATTGAACCCAATCCTTTTTTATATTCTATATCATATTTAGTATTTGTCTTTTTAGATATAAATTCTTTATACTCATCTTCATTTAAAAATGCTGCAACCATATTTTCTTTTTTATCTTTTGCAACTTTAATAGGTGTTTTTAATACAAGTAATCTTTTTTCAGCAAATATGTTTGGTATAAACTTTGCAAAGAATCCTTGTAGTAATCCTTGAATATGTTGACCATCTACATCTGCATCTGTCATAATAACAATATAATCATAAACCATCTCAAGACAATTATTTTTAGCATTAAATTTTAATCCTAAAACATTCATTAAATCTTTAAATTCTTTATTTGATACAATCTTACTCATATTAGATGTATTAACATTAATAACTACTCCTCTCAAAGGTAAATAACCTATATGTTCTCGTGTGAGAGCTTTTATTATTCCCTTAAGAGCAGAATCACCTTCTACTACAGATAAATATGTTTTTGATTTTGTAGCAGGTCTAAACTTTAAAACTTTAGATTTTTTAACTTCTTTATCTGCATCTGCTGCAGCTCTCTTTTCTTCAGCATCTATCTTTGCTTGATGTAAAAAAGTAATAGGTTCTATAATATCTTTATTAGATGCAACTTTTGGAATCATTTCTTTCCAATCATCTCCTAAATATATTCTGATATCTTTATCACTATTTTTTATCTTTTCTTTAGTTTGACCATCCCAAACAATTGTTGGAAATGAATTACCAATAATAACTATTTTTAATTTTGTTTTAATATCTCCTGGCTTAATTGAATCAAATTTTTTTGGTAACTTATCTTTTATTCCTGATACCATATATTTTAAAATATAATCAATATGTGTACCACCTTTTAAATTTAATCCATTAATAATAGAGAAACATTCAAAATCTCCTGAAGTTGATGGAAAAATAGCTATACTATATTTATCTGTAGTATACATATTTCCATTATCTCCTAAGAAACTTAAAAACTGTTCATTTGTATATTGTAATACTTCTTTATTAAATGAAAAAGTTATATCTTTAAAAGTTGCTGATAAATTTATTAATCGTTGTTTTATAACTTGATATATAGAATTTGGTATATCTCCTTGAATACCAAATCTTTCAAGATCAGGTATAAATTCAACTATAGTTCCAGAATTACAATTTTTCTTTGTAATAACTTCAGTATAATCCATAGCATTATTTTTCCAAGTACCAATATATTGTTGTTTTCCATCACATGTTTTACCAATAAAACTAGTTGACCAAACATTACATGCAAAAGAACCTACTCCATTTGTACCTATAGTGGTGGCATCTTCTTCATCATCATTATAGTTTGATCCACTTTTCATTTTACCCCAACAAGCTTTGGGGATAATAATGTCTTGACCATCTAAATCTTTAATAAAATCAATTGGTATTCCTACACCATTATCTTTACATGTTATAGTTTTACCATTAATAGTTATATCAATTTTTAATTTTTTATTTCCTCTAGGTGCATCAACAGAGTTATCTATTATTTCATTTATAATTTTAACAAGTGCAGGTACATATGATATTTCTGTTTTAACAAACTTTTTTATATTTTCATCTAATATATATTCTTCATGAATTCCTTCAGTAATAGCACCAATAAATGATGCAGGTCTACTAAGAACCCAATCTTGATCAGTTTTCATTGAATGTCTATGTTTCTTTTTTGCCATTAAATATCCTTTAATTTATTTTTTATATTTTCATCATAACTTATACGTATGAGTTTTATATTATTTCGTTTACAATAATTATTTTTTATAAAATCATTATTTTGTATATATATTAATTTTTGCTTTCCTCCAAAGAATTTTACTTCTTTAAAATGTTGTATCCCATCATATTCTATACATATATTTAAATCTGGTAAATAAAAATCGAAAGATAATTTTCGTTTAAAATAACATTTATCAAATTTATATTGGTGAATAAAATTAATATTTTTATCATTTAATATTTTTATAATTTCTTTTTCACCATATGATATATTACATTTTGGACAACCTTGTTTCTTATAAATGTGATTATCAGGTGTTTGATAAAATATATGATTATTATCACATATTATTTTAACCTTAGTTCTTGAATTTATAAAATTTACAAAATCATAATTGTATTTTGGATTAATTTTAGATGCTCTATTGATAAAAGTTTCTTTCATATCTAATCCTTTATTACACTTACATCCTGTATTTTTATGTATAATATTTTTTATTTTTTTATTATTAATATTATTACATTTTAAACATTTCATTGATATATTATCATTTAAAGAATATACAATATCATCTAAACAATAAATAAAATTAATATTATATTTATAATTATCTAATATAGAATATAATAAATTAATATTAAATTTTTTTCTTGAACAAAATGGACAACCAACTTTATCGTATAAATGAGTATTAGCAGATACAGAAAACCATCCATGATCTTTTTCAGAACAAAATATATCAACATTATATTTTAATCCATTATAATTTTTATAATTATATTTTTTATGAATTTTATTTGCTCGAAGAATGAATTCATCAATAGTTAACTTTTTTGCCATTAAATTTCTTTTTTATCAATAATAATACAATTTATAAATGTAATGATATTGTTAGTATATCCAACAATACCATTCCATTGTAACCAATAATCTAACGCTTTTTTAATATTACAATAACCATTTTTATCTATATCTAAATATAGGTTATTTTCTTCTTGAAATTCTTCAATATCACTTCTAATAAATGATGGTAAAGATTTATAATTTATTCTAATTGTATCAAGTTCATCTTCAATTAATATTTTACTCATTTTACTTCTCCAGTAATAATATCATAATCAATATCATCTAAATCATCTTCAACACCTATATCATTTCGATCTTCCGAGTCTTCAGAAGTTGATTCAAATAAGTCTTCAATTTTTATATCTAAATCATTTTCCATATCATCAACAACATTATTAAATTCATATGATAATTGTTCAACATTATCAAATTCTAACATAATCATATTTAAAGCATTATTTAATGTTGTGATTGTTGGAGATCTGTAAGTATCTTTTAGATGATATTCACCATCTTTTATTATTTTTTGCATAAAATTATTTTTATCATATATTGCACTTGATTTAATAGTAGATAATTCTTTTAACATAGCATTTTGATCTTTATGTCCTACTGTTGCCCAAGTTGTTTGCCATGATGTATGTGCTCCACCATTTTTTTTAGATCCTTTTGGAGGCTCACCAGTAGTTTTACTATAACTTGATGCAAACCCTAATGCATTATATTTACTATGACTCGTATGAAATAATTTTACCCAATAATTTTTACCAAAAAATACATTTTGTTCAACTTCCTCTATATCATCTTTTGTATAAACAGATGATACATATCCTCTATCTCTCATATATTTCATTAATTCTGTAGAATATTTTGTTTTATGTTTTTTAGTGATATTAATATTAAATTTTTCTTCATATGGTATGATAAAATTTCTAATAAAATCATCATAAGTTATTCCTGGAAATGTATCAATATATAAAAAAAATTTATTTTTTAAAACATCTTTTTTAAAATTAATCCAGTCATCTTTATTAATTTTTAATTTAGCAATTAATGTATTAACTTCTTCATAATATTCTTTATCAAACTTTTTAATAAAATGTTTATTTATAAATTGTAATCTATCTACCGTTTCTTTTGATAAATTACCATAAGTAACACTTTGAACATCTTCAACAACTCTAGCTATTGCTATTTCAAACATTGTTCCCCAGTTATTTCGACCAAATGATCCAAGTGGATTAAAAATAATATCTGCAGGAATACCATGTTCATCTTTAGGCATTAAATGTGTTGGAATTATTAATGAACAAACCCCTTTTCCAGCATATACATTTGCAAATTTATCTCCAAGACAAGTATTTTCATCTTTAGACATTTCAATTTCTAAAACTAAATCTATATGTTCTGTATCAATATTATAATCTTGTGCAATCTGTTCTAATGTTAATTTTGAAAAATGTTCTGTTGTTTCCCATTTATTTATAACACTATTTGTATATGCAATTGCATATTCTTCATTTAAAGATGCTTTAAAATCTCTATATACTTGTCTTTTAATATCCATTTGTCTATTATATATTTTTAAAGTTTCTTCAATTAATCCTTTAGTATAAATATATTCATCTTCTAATTCTTGAAATGTTTTATCTTTATTTATTATATGAACTTTAACTTTATCAATAGTTGCTCCAGGAATAGCATCAACACTTCTTCCATATATTTTAGATTTTTTTTCAGAAATATTCGTAAATTCACTTAAAAATGATGAAGACATATCTGTCTTTAAATAGTCTAAATAATTTTCTTGTAATATTTCACCTTCATCATAAAAGTAATTTCCTTTTTTATTTTTAAAATATTTGAATAATTTAGTAATTGGTACAAATACTTTTTTTTTATAACTTATTGTTGTTCTTTTTGCCCAATCTTCAGATGCTACAAAAGCATCTTCTGCCGTATAACCAAAAAATTGACCATACATGATATTAGTTCTATAACCTATTTTTGGTATTGAACTATGTAATACTTGTCCAGTGTAATCAAATAATACATCACCTTTTTTGAAATTTGATTCATCAATATTTTTTGTTCTTTTATATCTTAAAGTAATAGCATTATTAACTAAAGCTTTTGATTTTGGTACATATTTTGTTTCTATTTTTTTTAATGTTGTATAATATATTATTAAAAATTCTCCAACATCTGATAATACAAAACCATCATCTTCCGCAAATTCAATAAATGGTGAATTGATATTTGTCAAGCTTTTAAAATTTTTATTTAAAGCAAAAGGTATATCATTATTTTTAGATGTAACAACTTGTAATAATTGTTTTGCTGACATATTTGATCTACTTGCATCAACATGAGCTGCAAATGGAGCAAAAACCTCAATTTGAGGACTAAATATATTTGTATCTTCCGATTCTAATTGATATTCTTTTCTAATATTAATCTTATCTATTTTGTTTGCATTTTCTATATCAGCTTCATTAAGCTCATTAATTAAATGATCATCTTGATATTTTTTTTTACCTGCAACATCTTCTAAAGCATTTGTAATACTTGTATTTATTTTTTGCATATTATATTTCTCCTTCCAATTTACCATTTATATATCTTGATTTAGATAATAATACTCCTGTACTTGTATATAAATCTAAATTAATATCAATATTTTTATTATTATATAAAGAAATTTCATTTACATTTTTATTTTGTACTATTTTTATATATGATCCTTGATGCTCTACTTTTATAACATTATCATAACTGTAAGCGTTTTTATTATTCATTGTTATTAAACATATCATTTTTGTTCCTTTAATTTTCTTAAATCTTCTTTAATAAATCCAACATAATCTGTATATTTTATATTTATTCCATCAAAATCAGGAATATTATAAAATAATTCATTTATATCTAATATTAATTTATCTAAACATTCTTTTGTTAATTTATATCTTAATGATTCTCTACATTTTAATTGTAAAATATTATCTTTTATTTCACATGTTTCATTTAATATAACTATACCAACATTTTCTATTTTAAAAATATAACCATTTATATTTTTAGATAATATTTCAAACATTATATTATCAATATCTTTATGTTCAAAATTTGCAATTGTATTATGATTTATATGATAATTTATATCATTTACATTTATATCAATAAAATTTATTGATTCTATCTTTAATTTTACCATATTTAACCTTTAAATATATATTGTTAATAAGTAATCTTTTGAATCACTTATGATTTGAAATTTATGAGCAGCATGTATATCATTTGGATTTAAATCTGGATGATATTTTTTTGCAACCTTTTTATATTGTTTTTTTATTACATCTTTTATTTTTGATTTATCATTAATCATATCTGATGTTATTTCAAGATTATTAAAACACTTTAATATTTTATTATTTTTATATGACTTATTTGTATATTGATTTTTATCAATTTCTTCTTGTTTTTTCAAGAATTCTAATCTTTTTTTTATAACTTTTTCTTTTAAAATATTTCTTGCAAATAGATTATATTTATAATATTTATCACAAAACTTATCAATATTTAATTTATTTGCTGTAATAACTTCTCTATCATTATCAATAATATTATCTGAACTTAAATTCAATTTAACATATAAACTAATGTAAAAAATAAAAATTAATACTATTTCACCAAATTGAATATAATCAAATATCCATACCATAAATATAATTATACCTATTGTTTGTGATAATATATAATACGTTTTTTTGTATATATTAAATAATGTTTTCATATTATTCTCCTATTATTGAATAAATTTCATTATTATAATTTATTCGTATTAATTTGATATTATTCATATCACAATATTGATCTTTTATCATATCTCGAATTAATAATTGTTTAAAAATATCTTTATTATTAAAAAAACTATTATTTTCAAAATGTTGTTTCCCATCATATTCTATACAAATATTTAATTCATATAAATAAAAATCAAATCTTAATTTATAACCAGTTTGTATATTTATACAATCATCAAATTTATGTTCACATTTAAATTTGATATTATTTTTTTTCAAAATATCATATATTAATAATTCTCCTCTTGAATTATTGCATTTTGGACAACCATGATATTGTAAATGTGATTCAGGTGTTTGTTTAAATATTCCATGCTTTTTACATATAATATTTATTTTTTTATTTCCTGAAATATATTTGCTCTGTGAATAATCATATAAATTATTATGAACAATATTTGATTTCATAATAAATTCATCTAATGTTAATAATTTATTATTTGCACATTTTGGACAACCAGCTTTATTTGATATATGATTAAGTGGTGATTGTTTAAATAATCCGTGTTTTTTACATACAATGTTGATATTAGTTTTATAATTTGTATATTTAACTTTATCATATATATATTTATTATTATGAACATTATTTGCTTTTATAATAAAATCAAATAATGTTAAATGTGAATGTCCTTTAATATTACATTTTTTACAACCATTTTTTCTATACATATGATTGTAAAATTTTTGTTTAAATTTTCCATGAATTTTACAAGTTATATTAATAATTGAATTTATATTTTTATAATTTGATAGATCATATATATATTTATTATTATGTATAATATTTAATTTTGATAAAATTTTTTCTTTTTTTAGATCATCTATCATAGTATATTGCTTTATTTAACTCTACCATAATGATTAACTAACATATTGTTTGTTCCAACTATATTTGAACCCATGTTCTGTGCCGATACACTTATTGGGCAAATTCTTCCAAGAGCACTAGGATGATTACTAGTCCAACTCTTAGGTATTCTACTATCACTAATAATATAAATATCTTGTGATATTTTATTTAAAATAGGACTTGTATAAGGTAATCCAATATTAAAAAAATTTCCTCCATGCATTAATCCTCTAAATCCTGTGGTTAAAATAACTCTTTTATTCATTGTAGGTAAAAATGATTGATTTTCTTTTTTTTCAACTGAGCTAAAAAGTAATCTTAAATACATTTCATAAATAGCTGTAATTAAATATTCATTACATACTATTCTTCTATTTTTTAATGATGCCATATCTATTTCTGTTTGTTCTGTATGATATTTTATAACTTGATCAACAACACCTTTAATATCATTAACATCAAAAAAATCAGTAAACATATCTTTGAAATAATCTAAAAATAAATAATCATCAAAAAACTTAGATAAAGTCATATCTGAGTTTTCAAAAAACTCAGTATTATGAATACCCATCATTTTTAGAACATGAATTTTTGAATCATGTTCATTTAAATCTGTTTCTTCAATGATATTATCATTTACTAATTTTTTATATCTATCTGATTCTTCTCCATAAAGCGCTTTCATAAACGCATTTAACATTGCTTCTTTTTTTCGAAAAACTAAAGTGTTTTTTGCGAAATTAAAAGTAAGATTAAATGTTGGTAATAAATTTACAAATATATTTTCTCCTCTTTTTTCATTTCGCAAAATATCAATTGGAGAACGTTCTAAAAATATTAATGGTACATAAAATGATCCGTTTAATATGAAATAATTTTTTTGAACTAATTTTGGATATAAAAAAGATAACTCTTGTTCATGATCATCTGCTTTCATCTTTATTTTATATTCATCATAATATGTTCCAGCATCTGCTAGGTAATTGCTATTACTTTCTTCTTTTATTATTTCATATTTAAAATTATTTGGTAATAATTTTTTAATATTTCCAAACATATTTTTTAATATATTATCAATTTTAGCATGATCCTCTTCTCTAAAATCTGCTAAAACTTTCCATGTGTTGTCTGAAACAACCTTATTATTAAATGATATTGTATTCAATGTGTTCTCCTTAATCGTCAAGGATACTTTTGTATCCTTGATCTTACTATTTATAAATTTAATTATATACTATTTATATTACTATTTGTGCTACTGTGTCTGTATTTATTTTTGATGTTGGAGCAGCAAAATGTATACTAGTTCCATGAACATCAACTACATTTTTAAAGAATATTTCACCATGTTTATTTTTATAAACACTAAATATTGATGTATCAATAATTGGAAAAATTTCTCTACATTTATATGTAGATGTTTTTTTCCCTTCTATATAACCAATTTTTTGTTCAAAATCTTTTCCTCCAATATTTATTGCTAAAATATCTAGTGTGTCATCATCTAGAATAACATTATAATGTGTTTTATCATAAATATCTTTTGCTGAAACTAATTCTTTAACAATTTCTTTATTTAATTGAATTGATGTTATTCGATCACCAATATCTGTAAGAGGAGTATCTCTTAAATTATCTGTATCTGGTCTTGTTATACTAGCATATTTAACAATTTCTTCACTTCCACTTTTAGTAGATATTGTTAATATATTATCAACATATTCATCTGCAATAATTTTAATTAAATCACCACCTGCTGCAACCAATTTTAATTTTTTTAATTGATTTCCTGGATTGCTTAAAATCCAACTTTTTTTACCAAAAATGTGTGATATATCTGTACTTAATTGACCTGCACTTTTTGCAATTTTAATTTTACCATTATTAATAATATTTGCAACAATATCTGTTCCATCATTCATAATTTCTAAAATCTTAATTACAGCATTAAAATTTGAAGAAGACATTCTTGTTATTTCACCTTCAATTGGCTCATCATTAACTTGTAGTGTTGTTGGAGTTTTTATAGGTTCTTCTACAACTGGTTCATTATTAATAGTTTGAGTTTCAGCATTTAATGTTGAATTTTCTGTTGGCATAGTAATATTTTCTGTTGGAATTTGTATTGCAACTGGTGTTGGTGTTTCTACAACTGGTGTTGGTGTTTCTACAACTGGTGTTGGTGTTTCTACAACTGGTGTTGGTGTTTCTACAACTGGTGTTGGTGTTTCTACAACTGGTGTTGGTGTTTCTACAACTGGTGTATTAATATCTACATGAATTTCTGTTGGGATTGTTGGGATTGTTGGGTTCATTTTATTTCCTTTTAAATGATAATTAAATATTGCTCTCGCGACTAAACTTATTTTAAATTAATAAATATTATTTTAAAAATTCATATTCTATTTTATATGGATCATTATTTACTATTTCAAATGAATATGGTAGTTCCTGAATTGCTGTTACAGGCATACCATAAGCTTTATCAATATAATCATCTAAATTATATATATAAAATCTTTTAATAAATTCTAAAAATGTTAAATCTTTAGACTCTTTTAATACATCAATAACCTCCTTTATAGTTATATCTTTATTAATAAATATTGTATCATCAATAATATCAACAATTAATGTTTTATTATTGATTGTAGAATTTTTTAAGTCCTCAATAAATAATTCTACAATTTTTGATTGATATACTGTATCTATTCTTACATGTTTTCTATTTATAGTTTTTTCAATAATATCTTGTTTATTTATATCTTCAAGTGTTCTACCTTCAAATATATCCTCAGCTGTTAATTGTTTAATTTCTTTTTTTTGTGTTTGTTGTTTATCAAATCTGATCATTATTTTTCTCCTATATTTTTTAATACTATTTTTTTATACTTTTTAAACTGTCTCAGTTTAGACCAATTTTTAAAAATATCTATTAAATATTCAATTCTCATATCAAAATATTTAACATTATCTAATGCTAATAATAATAACAATATTCTATCGTCTGATCTATTAGAAAAACGATTATAATAATTAAAGTAGTCTTTAATTATTTTTCTATAATGATCATGATGTAATAATACTTCCTGTACTAAATCTAAATTTAAATCATTATTCTCATTTGTAATATAATTTGTAAAATTATAATAATCATTAATATAATAATTTAAAAATGATTGTGATAAATTTAATACTTCATGATATAAATCATTTTTTTTACAAAACATATATTCAATTACACTATATTTATCAATAATTAATATATCTAAATTTATAAATGATCTTATATTATTTTCAGATTGTTTATCTACCATTGCAACATCATCAGCATATTTAAAATATAATAAATAATGTTTCATATAACTGAAACTAAATTTTTCTTTTTTATCAAAATAATTACTTTTAAGTTTAAACTTATTAATATTATTTATATAAAACTCTTCTGATATTCGACTAATTATTGTTCTCATTGTATATGCATTAATCATAAGTCCAAAATTTATATTTTTTTTATGCCAAAGATATGTTAGAGTTTTTTCAATTGTTTCTTGATTTGATGTTGTTAAAAAATCTGAAATATTTCTATCATTTAATCTATCAAAATATTTTTTAAAATATTTAAATGTTAGTAAATTTCTACCTATAACTTTACTCCAATCAACATCTTTATTATGTTTTTTTACAAATTTTTCAAATTTTGAATCATCTGTTAATAAACAATTTGGATCTATTTTATTGCATTTCATTATTTTTTCCTTTTTTCTTTTATTAATAATTTTCTTAGAAGTCAAATTCTTGTTCAAATGAATTTAAATTTGTATTCATTGGTTCTATTTCTATCTCTTCTTTTGTATGATTATCAATTCTACTTGCTAGTTCCAGTTTAATCTCTTTAACAAGATTTAATCTTTTATTACTACATTTTCTTTCTATAAGAAATATATTATCTATTAAATTTAATGCATATTCTAATAAATTAGTAGATGAAATACTTATTGTGTGTACAGTAAGATTTAATTCTCTAAATTGTTTTCTAAGTGATTTTTCTATAGACAATTTTTTTACTGGACTATTTTTATCTCTACATTCTTTACAATATATATGATATACAGTTCGTCTAGGATAAGCTATAGTTGGTTGGTATTTCTCACCACAACCAACACAGCAAGTATACTTTTTATCAAATATTCTTGAATTAAATCCTGGAATATTTTTAGATATTATAAGTTTATTATTAGCTTTAGTTGTTTTTAAATTTGATTTTAAATAACAATCATTACATTTAGTTACTTTATTCTTTTCTAACCATTCTCGTTGCATCTGTTCTGGTGATATTTTACACATTTTATTTTCCTTTTATTAATAATTCCTCACTTGTAATGATTTTTTTTAAATGTAAGCATAATCCTTTTGGATCTTCTTTATTAAAGTCATCTTTTGCAATAGTGAAAACTATGTTATACAAATCTTTTTTGTTATATTCTTCATCTATAAAAAATTTAATAATTCTCATCTTTGTACCAGTTAATGATTTAAATTCACCTGAATAATGATCTTTATTTTTTCCAATTTTTCTCAAACTTGTAAACTTACCTGTACATGCAAACATAGGTTTTTTAAATTTATGACCAAATGGTTGAAATTTTTCAATTTCTAAAAATAGATTATAATCTATTTTTCCTAAATCTAAGTAACCTAAAAATTCATCATCTTGATCAAAATATAATTTTCTATCTAATTCTCTTGTTTTTAATTGTAATTCCGTCCAAAGATCATTTAAATCTTCTACTTTAAATGATACTCCACAAGCAGCTTTATGTCCTCCTGTTTTTAATTGATCAACATATGGGCTATCTTTTACTAACCCTAATAAATCAATTGTTCCAGTACTTCTACCTGAACCAGAGTATGTTGAACCATCTTTACTTTTAGTTAAAACAATTGCTGGCTTTTTATATTTTTCTGCAAACTTACCTGCCATTGGTCCTAATAAACCTTTTTTAATATCATTTGATGGTACTAAAATAAAGTCTGCTTTAAGCCAATCTCCATATAATTTTTCAACTTGTTGTTGTGATTCATATGACATTTCTTTTCTAACAGTATTTAATTCTTGTATATAAAATAACCATTTTTTAGATAATTCTTCATTTTGCTCCACAAGAAATGCAACAGATTCAGCTGTATCTGTTAATCTGTTTGTAGCATTTAATGCTGGAATAATGTTAAATGCCATATCTTCTGCTGTAACATTATTTTTATTAAATTGTAAATACCAAGTTCTTAACCATTGTCTTGGATGATATGGTATTATTTTTAATCCTTCTTTAACAATGAATCTATTAATATGAATAAGAGGCATAACATCAGCAATAGTGCTTAAACATAATTCTGGTAAAAATTCTTCTTTCATATTAATATTTAAATTTAATGCTTCGTTTAATCCACATAAAAAATACCAATATACAAATGCACCATTAATGTCAGGATATTTAAAATTACAATCACTTTGATGTGGATCAATTATTCTAGTCGCAGGTGGTTTACCCTCATGTACATCAACTAAATGATGATCTGTAATGATCACATCAATTCCAAGTTCTTTTGCTCGTATACAAGCTTTATGTGAAGTTATACCATTATCTGCTGTGATAATTAATTTAGGTAAATCTTCTAATCGTTCATCTATATGATAAGGTTGAAAACCATATCCTCTAGATCTATCAGTTATACATAATTCAATATTATAATTTGTCTTACCAAAAAAAATATATCCTTCAATATAAGTACTCATTCCATCAACATCACTATCATGAACACAAAGGATTTTTGATCCTTTTTCTATATGTTCTTTAAATAATTGTATTGATTCGCTCATATCTTTAAATGTAGAATAATGAGGTAATTGATCCCAACTTGTGATCGAATTATCTACTCTATCAAATAATGATTGAACAATTGTGTTTACATCTAATGATTCCATATAATTCCTTAATTACTTTTTTCTAAGGTGTTTAATTTGCATAATATTCCACTAACACTAATATCATCAACTTCTCTAATTACACATACCATTTTATCTTCATCAAATGAAACTAAATGACCATAAATAAATTTATTATTTTCTTGAGGTTTATTTTGACAGAATACTTCAGCTTTATCAAAACATTTTATTGCTCTATAATAAACAATTTCTTCTGGTAATATTGATTTAAATAATTTATGTTTTATATTCATGTAATTCCTTTAGTTGCATAATTTTTTAGTATATATTTTCGCATTTATATTATTCCAAGGAGAATATTTCCAACAATTATTATGAATATCTATTCCTTTTCCTTTTGTAATATAGTCTTTTTGACCTTCCCAATATGCTTTTTCTATTTGAATAAACATAATATTTTTTATTAACTTTTTTTTTCTATTATCTTGTTCTTGTATTTGTGACCAAAGAAATGATAATACAACTATCACAAATATTACACCAAGTATATGATGAAAATTATTTTTTATCATATTGACCATTTTTAGATTTCCAATCCATAGATTTTTGATAAACATCGTCAATGTCAACAGCTGTTGGTAGATTTATATAATCCTCATTTATATTTAAATGATTTTTTAATAATATTCTAATTTGATCAATATTTAATTCTTCAAAACAACTATCAAATATTATATTATTATTCTTTTCGATAATAACATTAATATCAAATAAAAATAATGATTCAGTAATATTATCAACTTTAAGAGATACATCATCGATATTAATTTGTATTTCATAATTATTACCATTATCAATACCAATAATATAACAATCACCATTTTGATAATGACTATCCCATGTAAAAATGTTATCACTAAAATTTGTATTTTCAACTGATATTTCGACTGATATTTCTAATCGTTTTGCTTCATGAAAACAATTATATTTTGTTTCACCTGTATGATACATTGTTAATAATTTAATAAATTCAGATGAATAAATTTTATTCATGTTATCTAAACACATATGTGGGTTTATATCTGGTTCATTCCAGTGTGAATAATCATGCATCAATATATATTTTTTAATTTTAAATTTTTTTATATTTTCTCTTAATGTTTGTTCAATAAATTCTGTTGCTTTAGTATCACCTGAAATATAAATCATATCATTATTAATAGAATCAATAAAACAAAGTCCATTTGATAATGTTTCATTATGACTACCATCAATTGAGAAAATATGAATATTAAGTAATGATGTTATTATATTATCATTTATATGATAACATTCATATTTTTTTCTTAATTTTTTTAATGTTATAAATTCTGACACTTCATTATTTGCAAAGAATATATTAAAATCATCCATTTCTATTGTATATTTTTGATAATTAACTAATGTTTCTAATGATCCAATATGATCATCATGTATATGTGATATGAATACATATTTTAATTTTGACATTTTAAAATTATTATTATATTTTTCAAATTCTAATAATTTTGACATTATATTCATTCCACAATCAAATAACATATAAGTATCATTATATTTAAAATGTATTAAAAATGAACTATTTGTTTTTTCTGGAGCTAATCCACCTCCATTACCTAATTGTATTAATTGTAAATTTTTCATTTATTTTCCTTTAAATATTTTAATAACTCATCTTGTGAATTAAATTTAATTAAATCATCTTCTTTTCTATATTTTTTTTCAAATTCTTTTGGATAATCTCTCTTTAAAAAATAATCATCATTTTTTAAATCTTTTTCAATTGATTTAAATAGTTTTGGATTATATTTTTTATAAATACTAAGAGGTAATTTATTTTTAAAAATTGCTTCTTTTAATTCAATATCTGAATTAAAAATTGTAAGTTTTGTAATTATTAACTTTTGTTGATTATTACAAAAATTTGAATAATGAAAATGATATTTACTTAAATCTTTATCTTTTAATAAATTATATACTTCAACATCTCCTATAATATTTATAGTTTGATAATATTTATAAAATAACCAATGAAACATATTATCATATTTTAAAAATTCATATATAAAACATTGTTTATATATTGCATTATTTTTAATAATGTTTATTATTTTATCATTACAAACATTATGTTCTACTCTTGGAAATATTTTATTTAACCATATATTAAATATTTTTGAATTATCTAATATTTTTGGTACTCTAAATATTGTTTCTTTTATAATATCATTATTTTCTGAAACACTTATTCTTATAGCTTCATTTATAAAATCTTCTAATGCTATAATATCATCATCTGGTATAATATCAAAAATATTATATTCTGTAGTATGTATGTTTCTAATATTTTCATTATACGTTAATAATTTTTGATAATCTTTTGGATTTAAATCAAAAGATAAAGCGTATCTAAAATATTTAGAATGTCTTTTAATTTTATCTGTACCTTTAAAATATTCTTCATCTAATAAATAATATAAATATTGCCATTTTTGTGCTTCTGATAATACTTTATTTAATATTTCTTTCTTTATTTTCATATTTCTTTGTAAAACATATATTGGAATTATTATATGATCATATTTTAAATCATAAATTTCGCGCATTAATTTTATATAATTAATATTATTTTTTAGAATTTTTTTAATTGTATGATTATTAATAACTTTCAATGTTGGGTTTTGTAATATTTGTATAATATTTTTATCTAAATTTTTATTCATTTCTCATCCTCTTCTATATATAATAATTTACTAAATTGTTTAATATGATCATCATTTAATATTATATATTTATATGATAATTTACCGTCTTCCGATGAACTATAAACTAATCGTTTTCCTAAATTTTTTATATATTTATTTTGAAAAATATATTCATGACCTTTACAATCTTTATAAGCTTTATAATCAATACCATATTCAAATTCTTCTAAATTTAATATATTATCATTATTAAAAGATATATGAATATCTTTATTAAACATATCTGATTCATATTTTAATTCATGTTTATTAAAGACATTTTTTGATAATGTTAAATTTCTTGCTTTATATTTTTCTGAATCATAATCTATATCAATAGTTGTTACATTTGGTGATATATATTTCAAAATGTTTTTTAATGTTTTAATATCTTCTATTTCTATAGAAATAAAAGTATCAAATATATTTATTTTATGAAAATATCCATCAATATTTTTTAATATTTCATCTAATATATGGTCATGATTATGTTGTGCATTTATAAAATCAAGTTGTAAAGATTTTACATTCATAAGACTTTTATTTCTTATGATTTTTTTTTGTTCAAAATTTCTTATTTCTTTATTCATTTATTTTCCTTTTTATTTACTATAGAAATATCTAATATTTCCCTAAAATTACATTATTTCTCATCTATTAATTTTTTAAATGTTTTTTCATCAACAGCTAGTAAAATATATTTACTAGCATGTTGTTTAAACATTTTATTTAATTCTAAACCATTTGAAGTTAATTTTGCTTCATCTATAATTTTAAAATTACCAGATTTAATTCCATCTTTAATTTCTAAGATTTTTAATTTTTTACTCATTATTTATTTTCCTTTTCATTTATATGTATATTATCTAATATTTTAATTAAATATGATAAAAATTTTGTTGCGTACTGCATCTCTTCAAATACCCAATATGTTAAAAACACATCTTTTGATTCATCTATATTTTTATCATCAATTATACTATCTTTTATTATAGGCATAGTAACTGTTATATATTTTTTTTCTTTATCAATATCAAAATCATCATGCATAAATTTTAATTGATTACCAATACAAACTCCAATTGTAGCTTGTGGTTTATACATTCTTGACAATAAAATATCTTTGGATCCATGTATATAAATACCTTTTTCAACATCTTCTACTAAACAATATCCGCCAATTTTATCAACAATTATATGTGAATCTTGATCTTCTATTGTTTGACTATAATCATATCCTATTTTTTTCATTTTAATTTCTCTTTTAATATTTTATTTTTTAATAAAGTTATTACTGATAAATTATCTAATAATGTAATGATTATTTCAAATAATCCTACAATTATTGATAATATAGCTAATATAAATGTAATTGTAATTGTTAGTATATAAAATATACTAACAATTATATATATCATTATAGTACTAAAGTTTTTTTTCATCTTCAATTATTATACTATAATCATTTATAGTATCTCCCATACCAATATCCTCGGCTTGAGTTTTTCTTTCTAAACAAGCTTCACATTTATCACATGGTTTATATAAACCATGTTCAATCATATTTGGCTCATAACAAGTCCAAGTTAATTCATATGGAACTGCATATGAAAATGAGTCTTGAATTATATCAGATTTTAATTTATCAGCATAAGGAGCATATACTTCAACTTTAACATTATCATTTAATTCTAAAATCGATTGTAATCTTGTTGCAAAATCAGGACTAATATCCCAATAGTCTCTAGTATAAATATCAGAATGTTTATGAATACCTAAACCTAATTCTATTTTTGTTATATTTTGATCAAGTGCTATAATTTCTGCAATAACTAAACTTGTTGTCATAAATAATAAATTTCTACTAGGCATATAGTATTTCATATCTGTCTTTTTTTCTGTTTCTCCAGAATCTCTATTCAATTGGAAAGTTTTTATAGCATTCCCTAATGTTTCTGTAAAATCAATAATAATTGTTTCTTTTAATTGATCTGGATATTTATTTTTTAAAAATTGCCAAACATTTTTTTGTGCTTCCATTTCAATAATATTTTTTTGACCATAATTATAATTTACAGGTAATACTGTTTTTCCTTCAGCTAAAGCTTTAGCCATTAATGTTGTTGAGTCTAATCCACCGCTTGAATTTATAACACATAAAGTGTTTTCTTCTAAAATTTTTTCATTCATAATTATTATCCTTCATTTTTAATGATCCATCTTCTAATGTTATTATTCTAAATTTTTCTTCTAATATATCTGATAACATTTTACTTATTGCTGGGGCTTTTAATTTTAATTGGGCTAAACCAGTTCCCAATCCATCTTTAGGAAATACAAAAGTATAATCTTTATAATTATCGCTTTTTAAATAATTTTCTAATATTGATAATGATCTAATCATTTCATAAATATCCATAGTATTATTATCATCAAAAAAAGCTTCATCCATCATTGTTGGTAATCTTTTTGTTGGAATACCAAAAGTATTTAAACAACCTCTAATTTGTGCTTGACCACCATTACCATAATGTTTAGTATTATCACCAAAAATATATAAATTTTTAGGATTATTCAAACATTCTTGAATACTATACCATTTTTCAGTTACTATAATTTTCATAATTATTCCTGTATATTGATTTCATCCATTGTTATTTTATCTGATGGAATTTCCAAATTTGATAAATCTATTTTAGGTACATCAACTTTTATATTATTATCATCTAATTTTTCTTTGTCTTCATTTACTTTTGTTTTTGTTTTTGTTTTTTTTTGAACTTTTTTATTATCCACTTTTATATATATATTTTTAACATCTTCTATAAATTTATCATTGCTTTCATTGATTTGATTTATTAGATCAACATTATCATCTTCAACAACAACAGTATATATTGTTCTTTTTTTATCTTTTGATACAATGTTTGTTAAATGATTAATATTTAAATCTTTACCTTTTCTAAAATTATAAGCAATATTGTTATGTTTAATTCCAAAGATTTGTGCAAAATCTACTCTGTCTACTGATATGTTTCTTAATTTTTCATTTAATTTTTTCATTTTGTGTTTCCTAATGTTTATTTTTATAAAAATATTGAATTATGCTATTTTGTATCATAATTAATACTTTTGAGTTATTATAGAAATATAAGATTTCTAACACCTATTTGGGATTATTTTTAATCCTGCGTATTTTATTTGGGATTATTTTTAATCCTGCGTATTTTATTTGGGATTATTTTTAATCCTGTTTGTTTGATTTAGGATTATTTTTAATCCTAAAATATTTATTAATATCAATTCTCTTTGGACCTATAATCGTTAATCTTAAATAGTTAATTTTTGAAATTGAATGTTCTTTTTTTAATATAGATATTGCTAATTCATCATATTGATTATAAGGTGTACAATAAATTAATTCATTAATATTTTTTGATAAAATATTTTTCGAATATAAATCTGAACTCCAATTAAACATATTATAACAATCAATTTTATATAAATCATATAATTCCTTGAGTTTATAATGTTTTCGCATATTAACTATATTTAAATGATTATAACCATGTATTCCAATATAACAATTATCATTTTTTGATATTTCTATAATTTGAGACATACTCATAAAACCATCTAATCTATTTTGTTTGAAATACATATTATGTGCTTCAGGAGAATCAATATCTAAATATATATTTGTATTATTAATAATATTTCCTGATATAAAAAAAATCATTTTAATATTTGGAAATTTTTTAATAATAGTTTTATACCATAAATAATGATTATATATTCCATCATCAAATGTTAAAATATAATCATCAAGAGGAATATTTAAATATTCCTCTTTAAATTTATGAATCATTAATAATTTTTTATTCCATAATTTTGTATACATATATAATAACTTATTGATAACATTCTATTAGATTATTATACATATGATTTATATTTGTATCTGTATTTGATGTATATATTTTATTAATTGCTTTATTACTAAAATTATGAAAAATAGATAATTTAGGATCTAATTTATCTATGATTGTTTTTAATGCTATTTGATATTCTGGTTCTTTATTAGAATATCTTATCATAACATCATCTTCATCAAAGAATAATATACTAATTACTAATTCAATATAAACACTTAAAATACCATTTGGTAAAACAATATTTTCTAATAAGAATTTATACATATCATTAATTGATATCAATTCTTCTGATAATGATGGTCTAGCTTTATCAATCATACCAACAATATTTTTTAATTGTTTAACTGAATCATCATTAAAAGGTAATTCATGAATTATTATTTCTGTTTTATTACCTTTCTTTTTAAATTCTAATTCTCCATCTTTATAATAATTATTCATCATAAAATTTTCCAATTTTTCGATATTTTCTTTCGGTCCTTTTACAAAATTAGGTGATTGAAATTCTAACGATTTTATAATTTCAATCAATTCTTTATCAATTTTTGTAATAAATGCTCCACTAAAATGATGAGTTCTTAAAACTGATTGAATAATAGATTCACTTAAAAATGCTCCAATACTAGCTCCAAGAGCTTTACTTTGAGGTTTCTTTTTACCAAAACATTTTGTACACATTTTATAATCTTTAGATTTACAAAATATTGTTGATCTTAACATAATTGTTTGACCAATTAATGTTTTATCTTCAACATCAATTTCAACACCATTTATATAATATCTACCATATAATGATTCTAAATGTGTTTCATTTTCAATTGTTATTTCCAAACCTCTAGTTGAACCACAATCATCTTCATCAGATAAATATAAAAATCCTGTACAATAATAAAATTTTCTTTGTAATTCTCCACCTTTAGGAATTGCTTCTTGTCTTTGTGATAAAGCTAATCTAGCACTATCTCCACCAATAAAAAACTCTTCTTTTGTTAAACCATCTAATAATGAATTTTTAATATTCATTTTAAAAGCTTTTCCATAAATTGTTGTTGGGATACCATTATTACTAACAGCTTTTAATAATTGTACTGATTTAATTCTAGCACCAGATGAAAATACTCTACCAAGAATATTTTCATCATTTTTCATTACTTCTGGAGTAACTTTTTCTTTAAATAATATATCATTTTGATGAAATGCAATATATGGTTCATCGATAAGTGTTTTTTTATAATCAACAATTTCTTGTGAAGATATTGCAAAATCATCTAGATCAAAAGTTGGATTACAATATTGAACTAAAGTTCCTGTTTCTAATAAAAATTTATTAAAATTATGAATATACTTATAAAAGTCCTTATCACCTACTTCTGATCTAATTTTTTTAATTAGATTATTTAAATTTCCTTTATCTAATCTATAAGTTCCATCATAAATTATTTTATTACAATTTATTGCAACATTAATTGCTAATGTTGCATAGCTATAAATATTGCCTTCAAATTCAATTGGTGCGTCAGGAAATTCTTTTAAACTTTCAATATCAATTTTTAGATCATTTAAATCACCTTCATATAATTGGATATCGTCTGGATCAATAGCACCTTTAAATTCACCTTGTTTTGATAACATATATGAACAATATATGCTTTCATGTTCAGGAGAAACTATTAATCCTCTATGATGTTCAAATTCAATACTATTTTCTGCAAAAGCATAATTCCAATCTCGTTTTGCTTGAACTGATGTTAATCCATATACTGCTAATGAATCACCATCAAAATCCATATTAAACATTGCAGCAATAAGTGTATTAACACCAGTTACTCTATTTTCACCAATTCCTATATAATCTGGATTATTAAAATAAACTAATTCTAATAAAACACCACTAATATTATATCTCCATAATACTGGAGGTCTTTCTAAAAGCATTCTTAATTTTGGTCCAAATTCTATAATAAATTTTTTAAATAATTCAATAGGTATATCTATATCACCTGATGCTTTAATCTGAGTTGTAACTTTTTCAACAAAATTAACAATAGTATAACTCTCTTCATGTTCAATACTTTTTAAATAATCTTGATTTAAAAAATGTAATAATTCAGGAATAAATACTTTTTTAATAGTTTCTTCATGTAATGCGACAGCACCTGGACTAAGTATAGGCTCAGGTATAATAACTGCTCTTAATGATGTTTCAACAGTTTTTCCAGATAATGATTCTCTAATAATACTTTCTTTTTTCTGAAAGTTTTTATCTAATATTTCTGCATATAATTTATCGATTGAAGATTGATATTTATAAATAGTTTGACCAAAACCAGAACTATTTGATACAAAAACTTTATCTAAAAACGAATTTTTTAAATTTTTTAATATTTCTGTATATGCAGCTGAAACTGGGTGTGCTTGATACTGATCATTTAATTTTGCAAGTGGTCTACTATCTGGTGGAGTGACAATAACAAAATTGACAAATATATATTTAGCTATATCTGGATGAATAATTTGATTATATATTAAATCTTTATATTTATCATCTTTTAGCATACTTTTATATAATGAATGAAGTGTTGTTATATCATATACCGGAAAATTTATAACTTGGGCGCTTTTTTTTGATTTACTTTTTTTAACTAATTTACTTTCTTCTAAGCTAAAAAAATATGGTTTTTGTTTATTATCTTCATACTTATATGAAGATAAAATACTTTTAATTGCACTTTGTCCAAATATTTTAATTAATATCTGTTTAAACACAGGCATTACAACATATATATTTGGGGGTAAATCTATTCTTGCAAATGTTTTTGAACGTAATGATTTATTATCACATAGAACATTACATTCATCACAACGAATCCCTTTATTTGATCTACTAAATACTTTACCACATTTACATTTATTATTTTGTAATGGTCCAAATATTTCTTCAGAATATAATCCATCTTCAGTAAAAGCAAACTTACCTGCTTTTAAAGGATTTGGATTTATCACTGTATCTAAATTATAAATGTTATTAACTAATTTAAAATTTAATTTTATTGCCATAATAATCCTTTATTATATTTCATTTCTAACTTTGCTAAATCCTCTAATTTTTGAACTCATAATATGTATTATAAATTCATTTACATGTTTACATGCTCCTACATCCATATTAGGGTTTGTTTTTTTTGGAGGATCTAATCGAAATCTTGTTGGTTTAATCAATGCATCCTTTGTATATAATACAGCAGCCCATCTAAATTTAAAATCATCACAAGTACATGATACTTTAATATTTGAATTTAATTCTAATTCTGGAGTATCTGATTCTATATTTATAGTATATGCTGTTTCACTTTTTTTATTAACAACAACTCCTCCTAAATGATGAGGAATTTTTGCACCATGTCTTACAACCATTTTACTTGAGTCAGAATGTATATTCTGAAAATCTGTTATTGGTAACATTATTGTTCTCCTAATTTTTTTAATTTATTATATTGATTAATATTATTTATTTCACTAAATAATGTTGTATAAATATATAAAACTATATCTGAGATAACATTAATATTTTCTTCTAATCTTTTATATTGAATATTTAATGTATCTTCAAATTGTGTTAATGATATAAATTGTTGAATATATTTATCTTCATGTTTTTTTGGTTTATCACCAAATGAATAATGATAATTTATAGTAGAACAATCTTTAATTATTTGGTCATATTTTTTTTCTATTGTGTTTATTTTATCTTGTATATTTGGAAATAACTTAATATTATAATCAAATGATGCAAATATTGAAACTCCATCATATTCAATAGTATCATCATTATTATATAATATATCTTTAAAATTAAAGCTGACAAAATCAAAATATAAATATAATTGAGGTTGTATATATTTATAATTAATCTCTCCATGATCATCAATATACGTTAAATTTATTTCTTCTGATCCTAAATTTATAAATGAATTATCAATTATATCTGAATATGTTTTATATAAATTTTTAAATTTATAATCTTGTTTATTTATTAATATATTAATATTATCATTATATTTAACAACAATTTTATTTATCTCCAAAATTTGTAATGTTTGTTTACATGCCAGATAATAATATTTTGAAAAATCAGATTCATCATTATAGTTATTATCAGTATTTTTTTCCTGCATATCTAATGATATATTATTCAATATATATTTTATGATATATATATTATTATTTATATTATATATATCATACGCTCTTGTTAATTGTATTAAATTTTGTATTTTTTTATGATTAGTTGTTAATGACATAATATTATCATATAATTTTTCTAAATATTCATAATTAATATTAGCACATAATATATTACAATCATCTTCTTCAAAATAATTATATAATGTTTCTTTTTTAGAATATTTATCACCGAGTCTAATTGATTCGTCTGTTAAATGTTTATTTAAATTATTCATAAACTTTATATATGAATTAATTTTAAAATCACATTCTAATGGATGTATTTTTAAAAATTCTGTATATAAAAATTCTAATGTGTATTCTTTTTTCATTTTTTTTCCTTTTTGGATTATTTTTAATCCTAATTAAATATTAGTGGATTATTTTTGATCCACACTGTTTATATGAATTTATAACAACCTTTCATAAAAGATTATTTTTGATCCTTTTTATAAGAAAATGAATTTCTAATATTTAAATAAATCATCATAGTTTAAATGACAATTATTTAAAAACAATTGATACAAATAATCTTCAAAATCAAATTGATAATCAAGCATAACATCTGTTGCTTTAAAATCAATTCCTTTAATTTTAAAAGATGTAAAATTCTCATGAACAATTAATTGGAATTCACAATTATATTCACTAATATTTGGTCTTGTATCACAATATATATTTATCCACTTATATGTAATATCTTTTTCAACAATAAATGTTACTTCATCATCTATATCAATATATTCATCATAATCTTCACTATCTATACAATCACAACTATTTCTTTCAGAACTAAAACTTCTCAAAACTTTAATAAATTCTTCAATTTTAATATCTTTTTCTTTTATATCAAGTATTTTATCAATTGATTTATTAATTTTTTCAGCAGCTTCTGTTCTAAGATATTGTTTAAATTTTTTAGCAATAATTTCTGTTATAAATTTATTATGACCAGCAATGCCTAGTTCTTTCATATTAATATGAAGTTCTTGTTTAATTGCTTCATCAACTTGTTTTTTAATTTTACCATTCCATCCAAGAGCATCTTTAATAGATTCATTAATCATATTTTCTGTTTGTTTTTCAATATATTTTTTAAGTTTGTCACTCTTTAAATAATCTTGAGTACTTGTCACCATCATTTCATTTATACTTGTATTTGTATTCATATATTAATCCTTTATATAATTTAACATTTCTTCTTTTGTAATTAAATAATTAGTATATAAAATTACTTCATGTGCTTTTTTCATATCAATATCAAAATAAGCCTTAATCTTATCATTATTATTTTCATATATTGATTTGAATCTATTAATCTCTATACGATTATTATATTTAAAATATACTAAATCACCATCTTTCAGATTTTTAATATATTCTTCTTTTTCTATATTCATTTTTTCTCCCATACCATATCTAATATATTATCATCATTCATATTATCATCATAAACATATTTATTAAATCCATGTGATTTATAATAATCTACTAGTTTTTTTAAACTTAATAAATAAATTTTAGAATATTTTTTCTTTAATTCATTTATTAATTTTGAACCAAATCCTTTTTTAGAACTACATATATAATCTATATCAATAGTTCCTTTTTCTAATTTATCTATTCTAAAATTAACAAAAGAGACTAATATCCCATTATCATATATTCCATAAAATCTAGAATTCTTCTTAACCATTCTATCAAGAACTTTTGATTTAGTTATATAACCAAAATGTAAAAATTTATTAGAATCATTACAATTTACATTAATAATTTTTTCTAAATCTTCTACATTATTTAACTTAACCATTAATACATTGAATGAATATATTTTTTTATCATATATGATCCAATAGCAATTAATAAATTTGACATTTCAATAGTATTTATTTTTAACTCAATATCTTTCTCACATATATATCTAATATCATTTAAATCAATATTATGTAAAATAATAATTTTTGAAATTGCTTTTATATTTTTATTATTAACATGCTTTATAATTATCTTTTTTGTATCTTTATTTATTTTCATTTATATCTCCTAAATATTTGTCATCATCATAATCATCTTCTATACATATAATTTTATTTCCTTTAATTTTATATGTATTGTATTCATTTATATCTTTATTAATATTAAACCATTTTTTATTATTATGTGTAATAAAATTAATATAGAAATTATCCTTAAATTCTCCACGAATAAATTTAAAATCTTTATATGTTTGATCAACATAACCATTATCAAATAAAAAATTCATAGCAATATTTGCATCATTTTCAGAGCATATATAAATATTTCCACTTTTACTAAATGAACCAAAATTATTTTTTATAAAATCTATATAATCATTATCAATATCATGTATCTTATAATAAATATCATCAATTTTATTTTGAAGTTCATCTTTTATATCAGCTAATTTTTGATATGCTTTCATTATTGATTTTTCAGAATCACCTTTATATCTTTTAAAAATTATATTTGGAAGATGATCTTCTATTATATAATTTTTATTCGATTCTTTATCTTTTTTTATAGATATAAGTGTTGATAGATAATTTATAAAATTATATATTATATTCATTTTTTATTCCTTTTCATTATCTTGAAATGCTCTTTTCATAGATTTATTTTTTAATAAACATGAACCACATTTACCACATGGTTTTCCATCTTTAGGAAAATAACAACTAAATACTGTACTAAAATCTTTAGTCCAAGTTATAGCATCATCATTTACATTTACAAAATCTTTTAACATTTCTGTTTTTGTTTTATTAACATATGGTGCAATAATATTAAAATATTGACATTTTTGCCCACCAACTTTAACTAGATCATTCATTATTCTTACAAATGTTTCACTATTATCCAAATAAACCATACCTTCGCTTAAATTTGCACCAATAATAAAATTAACTATATTATTAGGAAATCTCTGTTCAGCAATAGATGCAGCCATAGTTAATAGGATAGTATTTCTATATGGTACATATGATATTGCACTTTCTGCTTCATGAGTACCAGCACCAGTTGCATCATTATCTATTAAACGCGCATTAGTATCGCAAATACTTAATATATTTCTAAATGCAGGTTGTATATCAAATACTTCATATTTAACATTATAACCTTGTTTAATTAAGTTTTCCGCAAATTGTTTACCATTTTCAATTTCTAATTGTGAAGCAACTGTTCCCCAATCAAAATACCAAAGATATAATATATCAGATTTATGATTAAAACCATTACTTAAAATATTATAAACAGAGCATGTTATATCTAAACCAGCACTAAATAAAGCGACATAATTTTTAGATAATGTATTAAAAATATTATAATCATTTTTAACTTCTAAACCTTGTTTAAATTCTAAATGTATATAAATATTTGAATATAATTCAATATCATCAATTTGATATGAATATAATCCTAAACCATTATGATATGTTTTTATTTTACCATTATTTAATTCTATTGCTGATATTTTTCCTCCTTTTTCTTCTGTAAATGTAATTGAATCTAAAAATGTATTATATTTAAAAACATCAGTATCAACATCAAACTCTGAATTATTTTCACCCAGAGGAATAGTTCCATGAACTGCAACTAACGTATTATTATCTGTAAAATATGGTTGAAGATTTTTAGAATGTCCTGTTTCCATTTCTGGTGCCATTCTTCTAAAAAATAGAACATCAATTCTTGTATATACTATGAATGATTCTAAATTGTGTTTAATATCATTTATAAAATAGTCATAATCAGATGATTGTATATCATATCTAATATTTGAATTAATTAATTTTATTTTTAAACAATATTCACCAGATCCTTTTGTATCTAAAAAATTTTTAAGAATATTATCTCTATAATCAATAAAATCTTTCAACTCACTTACACTACATGTAAATCCAACATAACTACACATCGTATTTGTCTCCTGTTTTTAAATAATCTGTATTTAATATACAAGTTTCTATAAAAGCTTCAACATTTTTATTATTATATGCTAAATCAGATAAAACATCTGCTAATAATAAAAGCTTATCATATATTTCAACACTTATAATTTTATGAGAATGAATGTGTAATAATCTTTTAAAATTAGATATTGAAATATTATTTGTAAATAATATTTCAGCAACATCATTAAAATTTTGTTGACTAATAGAAATATACATTTTATCAATATCCCATTTATTTATAAATAAATAATCTCCATTAACATATTCATTTTTTATATTATATATTTTTAATAAATTATCATAATTTATATTTTTAGTAATATATTCTATAATATAATCAATAGTATTAACATATAAAGTTAATTCACATTGTCCTATTAAATTAAAATATGGTAATATTTTAATAATATCATCATAAAAATATTCCAATATTCCTTCACTTTCATATAATTCTATTTCATATTTTATTGATTTATTAAATTTATTAAAATCAAGATTTAAATCTTGATTCGAAAATTGATTCCAATAAATCAATCTTTTCATTGCATTTTTATTTTTAGAATAATATTTAATAATTTCTCTATCAAAATCATCTTTTTTTAAAAATAATAAACTAAAATTATTTTCTTGTTTATTTATATAGTCATATATACCGACTCTCACATAATTCTCTAAATTGAATTTTGTTAAATACTCATCAATACATCCACCATCTGTTTCAATTTGTCCATTAATTTTATCAATTTCACTTTCATGAATAATTCTTATATCTATCATTATAATTTTCCTTTTACATAATTATTAATTCTTTCTATTTCAACAATATTCTGTTGTAACCTATAAATTTGATTTTTTAAAATATATATCTCATCATTTTGTTTTTCAATTAAAATATCCTTTTTGTTTGAATTGATTTTAACAATATTATTTTGTGTTTTTAAAATTAAATTTTCTTTTTTTAAATTTTTTAATTTTTCAATATATATGTTTTCATTAAAAAATGATACAATTGTATCAACTTTAGATGGACACATATTAAACATATTTAAAATTTTATTTGCATGACTTCCTGATATTTTTATTATATCATTTTTTTTATAAAACATATATTATTCCTTTATTTTTGTATTTTCATATAATACTGATATTTTAAAACAACAACTAGAAATTCTATTATTAATTAATACGAGATTGTTATCATTTTTTTCATCTTCTAACTTATTTAATTGCCAAATTATTTCTGCTTGTAAAGCAGCAATTTCTTTAACATCATTTAAACTTAAATTATTTTCTTTAATCTTATCAGCATGTAAAAAAATATTATAGTCATATATTGGATAAGGTTTATCTATATAATCATTTAATTCATCATCATACCAATAATTATCTTCAATAATTAATTGTTTTACTTTATCTTCATTTTGCCCATCATTCCACATATTTTCAATTGTATTATAAAATTCACTACATAATTCTTGTCTAGAATCTTCTACTAATTGTTCAATTGAATCATCATTACAATCTTCTTCTGAATTATATTCAAAATCAACAGCACATGTATTTGAATGATAATAATTTGAAGATTTTCTAAATATTGTACATATTGAATCAATATAAAATTTTCTAACTTCATTTGAAACAATTATATCTTTTTTATCTTCTAAATATTTCATAAATATTTTCATATCAACATTTCCAATAAAGCTTGCTCCATCACCTTGATTTGAAAAACCAGAATAACTAATATCTGATTCTTCAACTTCAAATCCTCTTTCTTTACATTTGATTAAAAACCAATCAACACAATCAACTTCAAATTCATCATTATTATGTTTAATTTTTCTATCAATTAGTATCTGTTGTTGATCATTACTTAATTCTTCAAATTTATATGTTTTCATTTTTATCCTTAAAATATTTCTTATTATTTTTTTTAATCTTGATATTGATCACAATCATCTTTACCTATATAAAAATTATCCAATATTTTCCAACATTTATTAAAATCATTTTCTTTGTTATAAGAAATTTTTTCACATTCGATATGAAATTCATCTTCTTGTTGAAAATTTGTATTACACCAAGTATGTTTTATATCTATAATATTTGTATTTTTTAATTTTAATAAAACATCATTATTACAACTTAATAAATATCCATCATAATTACCTTTTAATAAAATAATTACTTCATCTCCTTCTATAGTAACATAGAAATATATATAATCTCCTTGAACAATTCTAGTAATTAATTCAAACTTTTTTTCAATCATTATTTCTATAGTTTTATTATTTTGTGGATTATTAGTTTTTAATTGATCATCAAAGTTACATAAATTTAAATTTCCAGCAGTATTATTATATTCTACTATAAATTTTAAATCTTCTAATAATTTTTCATGTATTATCGAATCATATTCTGATCCATCACACGGGTTAAATAATTTCATCTTTTATTCCTTCATTAATTTTTTGCATTATTATTTCTTCTGTATATATAGACATAAAAATAACATCTAATTGTTCAATATATATCTTTAAATCAATTAAAGATATAGTTCCTTTATTAATAACATCATATACTATAAATTGACATTCTTCTATTATATTTTCTGAATCTCCTATAATATTACGATTTAACATAAATCCCAATACTACATTTTTTAAAGAATCTACACTAAATGGTATAAATTTAATATAATCCCTAAGACTTCTACATTCTTCTATATCTAATTTCATTCTTATCATATATTAATCCTTATACTTTAATATATACATATACTTTTTTTGACTTTTTAGATGGAATAATATTACTAATAACTTGTTTACATTTTTGTATCTCTTTTTTAGTTGCTTTACATAATCTATAAGTTGATTTTCTTAATCTAACAACTTCAATATGTTCATTAAAATCAACTGCATATATTAATTTTCTTACATTATATAATGTATCATTTACTAAAATTAACCAAGCATTTGTATCTTTCCTATCCATATAAATAGCATTTACAAAATCTCTATTAATACTCATATAATTATAACTTGTAAAATGTATATGTAATGTTTTATGCTTTTTTAAAATACTCATAATATTACATTTTATTTAATTTATTATATATTATATTTGTATATTTCACGCAAAATTTATTTGCTCTTCTTGATGCTTTATCATCTGTATTATATCTATATTCATTTAATTTAAATTTATATATCCATTTATATAAATTTAATCTATCCATATCTTCACAATATTCTGTTACTTCTTCCATAAAATTAATATTATCATAATTTGCATCCCAAACCATATAATCTCTTACTCTATCTGGATATATTTCATATCCTTCTTTATCATTTATATCAGAATAAATATCCTCAATATATCTTAGACCTAGTTTCATTTTTAAAATTACAAAATCAGTTAAATCATTTGTATTTATTGCAAAAAATAAATCATTTCTTCCTCCTGGACCATTTTTATTAGGCAATGTTTTTATTTGCTCTAAATATTGACAATCTAATCCAGCTTCTTTTTTTATAAATTGTTTGAAATCATTTATTTCTTCTTCTTCTTTTAACATTGTACCAGGCCATACTATAACCTGATCAAATTTATCATCTATTGTTATATTTTTCATTTTATTTCCTTTTATAATTTATTTATAATATTTTGTAGATATTCTTCTACTACAATTACTGCTTCTTTTCCATCTTCTTCATTAAAAGTTATTGAATCCATTTCATCTATTTTATCTTGTATAATATCTTCGTCGATTATTGATGATAATACATTATGTAATAAATCTTTTTGTAATCTATCTAATTGCATTTTATTTCCATTTCAATTTCTTCTAAAATATTTTTATCAATATATTTTTTTAAATCAGGATATTTTTTTAAAAATTTTTTAGCTAACTCTTTATTACTAATTAATAACGCTTCGTCTTTTACATAATCAAATGCTTCAAAATTGCTCATATTTATTCTCCAATTATTATATCAATTCTATTATTTTTTTTACTATTTCTTTATGTTCTGGATAATCTTCCAAATTACTCCATAAATTTTCTTCAGTATGTTCTTCTTTAACTTCTTCTAAAGAACAATACATTCCTATCATATATTCATGATCTATATCCATTGTTCCAAAATCTTTAAAAAAATCTTGAATCATCTTATATTCTCGCTCAATTGTAAATTGTCTATCAAACATTCTTTTTAAATGAACAGTATATGATAAATTAAAAATATATCTTCCTTGAGATATTTGAAACATACCTTCTTTTATATTCATTGCTAACTCTTTATCATCAATTATAGCTATTTCATGATACCATAAATATCCTAAATCTTCAATTAAGAACATTGGAGTTCCTTTAGAAACACTATTATCATAAATAATTTTAGCTTCTCTAATTTCTCCAAAATATGTTCTTTGTTTTAAAGATGATTCTTTTATTAATCTAACATAGCAACTTTCACCATATGAAATTATATTTTTAATTTCATCTGATGTTATATTATAAACTGGATCATTAAGTTTATAAGGTATTTTTTCTAATTCTTTTTCTCTAATATAATCCCATGTTTCTAAATTATAAAATTTTTTAGGTAAATCAATATAACTTGCTTTAACTTCTTTTAAAGTTATATTATTCATTACTAAATTAAATACTTCTTCATTATATTTAAATGGTTTACAATCAATATTATCAATTGTTTTAACTATTTTTTCAAATACATTTTCTAATTTTTTCTGATCTTTTTCTAATTTTAATATACCAATAGTGGGTAAATTAAATTCTTCAAAACTATCAAATTCTTTTCCAAAATGTTCACCAATCATATTTTGAACAATACCTATAGGTATCAACTTATTTCTAGCAAAAAATCTAATACCTATTGCTGTATCATTTATAGCATTTTTACTAGGTGTAGTTACAAATAATATTTTAGCATATAGTATTACTTCATTAATTGCGAAATATGAGTCATTAATAGTAGGAGGTGTATCTATTATTAGATAATCAATTTCTTGTTCTCTACACTCTTTTAATGCATCTCTAATAAATTTTTTAATACGTGTTTTAGATAAATTTTGTGTAATAGGTGAATTAATAATTCTAATATTATCATTATATATATTAATATTTGGTGTACTGATATCTAAATCAAGTATTGCAACATTTCCTTTTTTAGCATATTGTTTCGCAAGTCCTTCAGATACAGTACTTTTACCTACTCCACCTTTAGCACTTTGCACTATTATACAATCTTTCATTTTTATTCCTTTTTATCTACTTCTTGCAGCATATACTAATTGATAGCCTTTGTTTATAATATCAATAACCTTTTCCCAATTTCCTTCATCTGCAGACCATTCTAAATCATTTACATAATCATTTTTCATACCAAAATTTTTTAAAGATTTAATACCAGCAGATACTCTAAATTGATTATTATCATTTTTAAAAAATTTAAATGTGTGTTTATTATTACACATACTTGAAACAGTATATATTAATACTTCATTTGCATCTTCTTTTATATTTTGTAATACTCCATCTTTATATATTTGAATATTATTTTGAATATTCAAATATTTTTCATTTTTATTCATGTTATTATAATTATTCATTATTTTCCTTTTTTGTTTAATATTTTAATATTTTGTATATTCATTAATGATTGTTTTCCATGATAATTGTATATATTACAATCAAATTGAACCATAGTACCAATTTTAATATCTTTTAAATCATGTGGTCTCATACACCATGCATGATCCCTAAATGTTAATTTACCTTTATATTCTATATTTTCAAATGCAATCGTTTTATAATCTACTTTTTGTGTAGGATTTCCAAACGCACTTATAGTAGCAGTCATTGTATGTATTTTTTGTTTAGCTGAATTAAATAATTTTAAATTTTCATTTATAATTTTTACAGGATATTTATTAAAATCAAAATCTTTAATTAATTCTTTAATTTCTTTTCTTGTAAAATTTGTACTAAATAATAAATTATTTTTATAAATTAAATAATCTCTATAAATAGCGACCCATTTTAACATTATATTTTTCTCTTGCTCATTTTTATATACTTTTTGAAAATAAAAATAATATATATTTTTTTTATTAATACTTATATGTGAAAGTATTATTTTTTTTTCATCATATATAGCAATACCTTTAAAACCAGATTTTGGTAATTTTTGATTATTTTTATTATCACATGATTTACAATATTTATTATGAGTCATTGTTTGTTCAACTAAATATATATGTTTTTGACAACCATAACATTCTTTTAATACTTGTATATTTCCATCAAAAAAATCAATATCTAATATTTTATTTTTTTTCCATATTATTGGAAATTTCCCAATAATATTATTTTTCTTTTTAAATATTTCTATTCTTGTATCCGGATCTAATGTTGGCTCAAATTTATCATGTAAAAGTGAACGACAATAGTTACATTTTTCATGATATTTTGATTCTGCGTTTTTTAATAATCGCATTTTATATAATTTATCACAATTAGAACATTGACATATTGTTTTTTTCTCACTTTTACCAATTACTAATATTTTTCCATTATAGAATGGAAACACAATATTTTCCATTTCACTCCATCTATGGTTAAAATTAATTTTAATAGTATTTAATTTGATACTATTTTTTAGTGGTTTAACATCTTCTATTTTTGTATTTGGTATTTTATTAATATAAGAGTTTATATAATCTGGATAAAAACTTTTTAAGTATTTTAAAGCTTCATCTAATGGATTCAAAAATTTATCACATCTAAAAAGTTTATTAGAATGACCACTATTTATTTTTGGATTATATGCTATTTTATAACCATATATATTATTATCTTTTATTACTTCTTGAATACCTTTATATCCACTTTTACCTATTTTTCCCATCTTATATTAACTTCCTCGTTTATAATATATCTTTTAATAAACACTTTTTACAAATTGTAATTGGTGCACCATTATCTTTATTTATATGAAGTACTTCATTATATGATGTATCACATTTCATACATATTTGATCTGTCCATGATGTATTTCCAATAATTTCATTTACTGTTTTATAATCTAATCTATTATTAATATAATATTCATATTTTAATAATTCAATTTTCTCACCTTCATGAGGATTTTGTTTCGCATATCTTTCAATTACATCTACAAAATCATATTTTAATTTATTTATTACTTCAAACATTCTTCACAACTTCCTTTACCTAGTATAGAATCACATTTTGAACATATCTTTAATTCATCATCAATGTATGATTCTTCATTATTATTTATTATTTTATAACCAATTCTCATCATTAATAATCCAATACAAATACAAAATAACACTACAATATCTAATATAACATCCATTATTTATCCTTTTTTTTTAATTGTATAATAACATATTTTTCATCAACATCTTTTTTTTCAATTATATCATGAAATAGTAATTCTTCTTTAAAAGAATTTAATAATTCTTCAAGAGATAATATAAAATTAATCTTATCCAAATTATCTGAAGAATTAATTATACATTTAGTTATTTTAATTCTTCTACCTTTTTTTCGTTTATCATTATATATTGAATATGTATTATTTATCTTTAAAAAATTTTGATCTTCTAAAAATTTTTTAATATCTTTTCTCTTAATACTTTTTTTCATAAAAAACCTTATCTTTTTAAATGACTTTTTAAAATATAATATGCTTTACTATATTTTACAACTCTATCTAAATCTTTTTGTCTGATTCCTTTTAATCTTAATATTAAACTATTATGTTCAATATCACCCATTTTCACTTTAATATTATCTTGTGAATTTAATATCCGAGATATAAAATCATCATAACTTTCACCCTTATCAAATCTTCTAGTTAAACCATCTACAATATTCACAACTCTTTCTGAATAACCTTCTATTCTTAACATATCTAAAGTATAATGAGTATCTTCAACAACATCATGTAATACTGCAGCAATTTCTAAATCAACATCTTCATATTTCATTACATTTCTACGAACTTCTAAACAATGCAATATATAAGGTTGATCTGATTTATCATTAAATTTTTCTCTTTCAAATAATCTACTAGCTAATGCAATAGCATTTGCTAATGTACCTTTTTTTACTTCTTTTTCTTCCATTTTAATATTCTCCTTTTGTATATTTTTTATCTATAAATAATTGATATATCATATTCCATTTATTACTTTTAGTATTATCTGGATCATATTTATCCAGCACTTCTATTTTAATTATTCCTAAATCTGGATTCTTTTCTTCCGATAATGGAATAACTAAATAACTTTCTCCATCAAAATAACTATCTATTATTTCTGCATTATCTAATAACATTATTTTATTCCTCTAAATTTATTGTTAAACTATCTTTTGTTTCATATGAAACAAAACTATTCTTTTTCATTAACTCATTTTGTAATTTTATATTTTCTAATATAAAATTTTCAATATCTTCATTTTCTAAATAAAAATATTCATTTAAATTATTTTTTATCCATTCAGTTTCAATATTATTTTCTAAATTACATTTTAGAAATATTATTGGATTACTATTTTTAGTTAAAAATAGTAAATATATATCTTTTGACATATAGTTATATCTTTTAACTTGTATTACTAATCCTTCATATTCTATTTCAACATTTTCCCAAATGTTATTTTCAAATTTTTGAATTGTTATGGTATCATACTCATCGTCTACTAATTTTCTAATTAGATTTTTATCATTAAATTTAAATTCAACTTTATCTTTAAAAGTTAAATCAATATCTTCTAATAAAAATTTATCATTAATTAAAACTATATTTTCCATTCTTTTTTCCTTTTTGATATCTCTAAGATATAATCTTATATATGTATATTAAACACATATAACTCAGTGTTATAATATTTAAATCATTAATTCATGGCTTATATTATCATAAATTTTATAAAGTTAGTATAGAAATACTTTTCGATATCCCTAGAGAACTAACTTAATTTATTTTACTTTAGCACAAATTCTTAAATTTAGAAATTCATAATTTTCGCCATTAATTTTACAATGTCCTTGTGTATCACAAAAGATTTTTAAGTCTTCTTTAGAACTTAATTCTTCTAATAATTCTTTTTCATTTTCTAAAAGATTTTTATTTTTACCATATTTTATAACATGGGTATCTTTTACTATCATTTTACCACTCATGTTTATCTTCCTCAAGTATTATTAACTCTTCTGGTTTTTCTGTTACGAGTAAATTATCTTCATACCAATCATCTTCTTCATACTTAGATTCTTCTATTAAACATTCATCTAATAGTGATTGTGCTAATGTTTTATATGCAACAGTATTAAAACTTTGTGAACCCTTACCAGTCAATTATCCTCAATGACACCTGATTTTAAACTATCTCTAAAATATTTTAAAAATAATTTTACACTAGATGTTCTTTCAATATTTTCAATAGAACCATATTCATCATATGTTCCTTCAATTATAAATGAAATTTGTGAAGCTAGAGATGTTAAATAACAAAACCTAGATGCTTCTGGAAATTCTACTTCATTTTTAATAACAACTAATTTAACCTTTCACCTGCAGAAATACTCTTTCGAGATATTCCACATGTTCCATTCCAGCAACCCATTACGAAAGTTCTTTAAGTTCTTTTTTAAGTTCTTTCAATGATTTACCATCAACTAATTTTTTTGCTTCTTCAATTATAATTGCTTCTTTAAGAAGTTCTCTTTTTCTCGCATTTTCTGATGACTTTGCTTTAGCTTTTCTAGCTTCTTTTTCTTCAGCTTGTTTTGTTGCAATAATATTTATAACAATATTCATTCTAAGAGTATTTAATTCAAATTCTTTTTGTTCTTTAGCATTTAAATCTGTTTTAACAAAACTTTTTTGTACTCCATTTAATGCTGAATCTATATTTCTAGCAACTGTATCTAAATCTAATGTTGTTTGAACTTCTGATTTTAATGGAAGTGTCCATAAGTCTTCAGTTGTAATCATTCCTCTTGTTGTTGTAAATCTTAATTTTAATCTTGATGCTTCTTTAAACATATTGTTTCCTTTTATAATAATTGTTAATTGGTATTATATATCAATATAATACCAACACCTTTTATTTTTTAATATTTAGTAATAGAAATTACTTTACCATTACCATTACCCATATCTGTAGCAACTATTAAACAATCAATTTGATTATGTATACTGTATACATGATCTCCTATAATATCTATTCTTAATATAGTATCTTTACCGTTGAGAAATTTACCATTCGCTGCTATTTGTGAATCTTGAAATTCATCACCTACTTTTAAATCCTGTATATTCATTTTAATTCCTTAAATTATGACTTTAAATGTTCTTGTTATTTCTCCAAATGTTTTAACAATAACTTCATTTGATTTAGTTGAACTAAATCCTAATCCAGCTAATTGATTATCTGTAGGTTCTACTTTCATTTTTGATCCAAGTAATTCAAATACTTTTCTATGAGTATTTAATTTACCATTTAGGAATTCATTATACATACCTCTTGTTTTTTCAGAATTTTTACATCCTTCTAAAATAAAGATAAAATGTTTATTTCCTATTTCATTTTCTCCCCAATGATTTGGTGATAACATCATTGTTTGAACCTTTACATATTTCTCTGTTTTAATATTCCAAACATCTTTAGACATTGCTTGATGTTCAATATGATGTTTTATAGTCATTGTTCCATCATTATTTTTAGTTACTGTTGCAACTTTTACTTTTTCATTATCTATTAATTCTCTACCATAAGCATAAGAATAAATAGTTCCATCAAATTCAATCTCTGCAGTAAATCCAGTACTTCCACCATTATGTCTAAAGTTGTGTACTAAAAAATCATATGATCCATAAGGCATTTCATTTTTATCAGAATATATAATATTCTCAACAGCAATTTCATTTCCTGGAGAAACAATATCTACATCCAACATACCTGAACTTAAATGTTTATGACCTTTATTTTGATACATAATAATATTTCCATGAGGTTCTATACAATGTGCATCAAAGTCATTTTGATTATTATCTCCATCATTCCATTGAATACTAAATCTTAAATCACCTTCAACATTTCCACCATGAGATTTAACTCTATCTTTCATAGAACTATCAGCTAAATCATTATTATATGACCAACTAAAATTATTATTCCATTTAAATAATGGTTCAACATCTTCATATACTGGTGCAATAATATTAATTAAATTATTTTGCATATTATGTTTAAACATAACTTCCATTGAATCAATTTTAGGAACAACAGTACTCATAAATTTATCAATACTAATATCTTTAATATTTTTATTATCAACTTTATCAGGTATTGATTCCATTAATAAATCTTCAATTGAATCTTTCATTTTTGTTTTGATATCTCTATCAGCAAATAAAACATCATTAATACTAACATCTTCAATTACAGCATGTCTTCTATAAAGAGATGTTTTTAAATTATTCTCTTCTAATGTTTTCATAGCTGCTTCGATCATAGCTTTAGTAGCAATAGTTTTTGGTCTTTTGTAATTTGCAGGATCCATCATTTTTCCAAATTTCTCTGCTGCAACGTCTAATTCCATTCCTTCTGTTAAATTAATTAATAATGTACCAATAGCATCATTTCTAATCATCATTGCACCAATTTTAGAACTATCAGCAGATGTTAATGTATTCCAAATAAATATTTCTTCTGCTTCTGAACCAAGTTCATCTTCTGCTTTTTCTAAACTATCCCATTGTTTTTTTAATTTAATCCATTCATTAACTTTTTTGAGTTTTTCTTCACCTCTATATAATGAGCCATTTTCAATTGAATCAACAACTAGTTCTGCTGATTCTAAATCTAATGATTCTAAACCTCTTTTAAATAATTGTGCTTGTGAACTATAATTTCCAAGTTCAGCGCCTTTATCTGGATTTACAAATCTTTTAGGTACTTCACATGAAAAATGATGCCATTTTTTTACACTACCATCTTCTAATTCTTGTAAAGATGTTGCAACAGCGACCTTTTGTTCAAAATGTCTAAACACATTATTTATTTCAATACCTAAAATAAATTTAGATAATTCTTTTGCAACAACTGCATAAATACCTTCAGCTTCAACATCCCATACAGAAACCTTTTTACCATCAATAATAGCAACAACGTTACCAATATTTTTAATGAATGTTCTACATGTTTGACATTCATGTGCTGGTCTTTCTATATATATTTCATTCGTACCATCTTCAAAAGATGATAAATATTTATCATTTACATCATCACCTTTAACATTTACTGTATACAGTGGACCACTCTCAGCCATCATGTTAAATTGTTTTCTTACTTCTTCTGCGAATTTATGAAATCCCATATTATTTCCTTTTATTTATTTCTTTATTCTTTATCCAAACACAAGATTTTATTATTGATTTTGGTTCTGAATAATCTTCAATTAATTCCATATTAGATGACCAACCATATTTATTAACCATACATAATCCAGACATTTTAGCATTTAATCTTATATAACTTTGAATATAATAACCTTGAGAACGAGCCCATATTTTACATATTGCAGCAAAATCATTTACGCTTTCTCTATATCCATATTTTTTAGATGAAGTTGATTCATCTTTATGTGTTATATAAATTGAGTCTTCATACTCATTTTTTACATACTTCGCTGAAATTACATCTTCTTTCGTTATTATTCCAATTGTTTCTAGAACATCTTCATCTATAATTTTAATTATTTCAGTATCTTCTTGTTCAACTATCATAATTTATCCTTATTTATTAATAATGAAAATATCATATAATTTATCATTATTAACTGGTTGATTAATTTTAAGTTCTCTATCTTTATTATTATATATTGAAATGTTAAATGATTTACAATCTTTCAATATATCAATATTTCTATTATATATGATATCTGCACTTTTAATATTATTATCTATAATTTCTTCACCAAATTCTAAACTTTCAAAATGATTAATAAAATATAAAATATTAAAATCTTCTGTTAATTTTTTATAGTTAAATTGAATATCTTTATTAGTAATATTACTATGTACTAATGATATATGTTTATCTAAATCTAATTGTACTATATAATTTGAATTTATTAAAAACATTATTTTTCCTTCTTTTTCTTTTGTTTAGTATTATATCTCTTATCAACATATATAAATTGATCAATAATTTCATATCCTGAAACAATACTAAATTTTATTCTAACATTTAATAAAAAAACTATTCCATATAATGCATATAATAATGTTACACCACTAAATATTGTTATAGATTCTTCAACAAAAATTGAATAAATAAAACTATATGTTGAATTTATAAGAATTAATGTTAAAATAAAAATAATAATACATTTAAATAATATCTCAATAATTTTTTCTTCTTTTTTTAACATATATAATTTACTATATCATATCATTATATGTTTCAAATTGTTTTTTATTATATTCTAATTCTAGAAGTACATCTTTAAATATTTTTTTCATCTCTTTTTTATAATGTTTTTCTGCTTGTTTCATAGTTGTAAATTCTGGACTAAAATCAAATAGATCTTTTCGCCAACCATATCTACTATCAAAATATGCAAAATGTTTTTTATCTGCAACATCTTCTAATAATTTATATCCATTATTAAATAAATAATGTTTATTTACAGAATTATATTGTACAAAAATATCATCTTTATCATACGCTTGTTTAATTGTCATTATATAATCTCCTATCTATTTTTAATGTTAAGTTTTTAAATATTTCAACACTTAACCAATTGTTTTTTAACATATGTAAAATATCATTTCTACAAGTATTAAAATTTTTAATTAAATAATTTTCAATACTAGATGACATTTTGAAATAATTATTTTTTTTATCAAATATAATTCCTTGAATATATATTTGATTATCATTTTTATATATTTCAATATTTATTTTATTTTTTTTTGATTTTGTTAAATATAATTTATATTTAATCATTTTGTCTTCACCCTTCACGTTTATTCGATTTATTATCGATATCTTGAGTTGATATTATTAAAATATCAAAAAACTTGTTTTTTGCTGTTTTGGATTATTTTTGATCCTTTTGCAGTAGTATAGAAATATAAGAATTTATAACACGAACACGGGATCAAAAATAATCCCAGCCTGTTTTAATTGGGATCAAAAATAATCCTGTTTTACAATTTGGGATTAAAAATAATCCTTTATAAATTTATAATTAGATCAACAATTAATGTGTTATCAATATTAGTTTTTTCGTCAACTTTAATAACTCTCATATATTCATCACAAATATAAGTTCTTTTTGGATCAGTTGGACAACTAATTTTTAAATAACCATATCCATCAATATTAAAATTATAACCAATCTCAACTTCTTCTAATAAAATATTAGATTTAAGTGTATCCTTATTTTCTTCAATATCATAATCTAATAATACAACTTTAAAATTTCCTGTTCTTTTTACAAATTCAAATCTATCATCCAATCTTAAAATTACATTTTCAGTAAATACTTTATCCTCATCATTTAAACCATTATCAAGTTTTCTAAAAATTTCTCCTTTTTCAATCAATAATCCAATATCTGTTTGATCATCTTTAACGAAGCAGAATATTGAACCAACTTCTAATTCATTTAATTTTTTAACATTTAATTTTTTTCTTTTAATAATTTTTTTCATTTTAATTCCTTATAAAAATTGTTTTACTTGTTCTCTTTTTTTTCTAAATTGAGATAAATATCTTTCATTATTCCAACCACCATTATATCTAGATATAGCATGCAGAAGATGTTTATATGACTTTTCTGGTATATTTTTAAATCTTTTTTGAGACTCAATATAACATAATTTAATATAATAACCTGCTATTAAGTATGATAAACGTTTATCATGTAATAACGCGCGTATAAGCTCGTTATCATTATGAATCAAATGTTTTATATGTATTAACTCAGGTGTTTGTTTTATTGTTCTTTTCGCTGTTCTAAGTTGTATTTGCATATCACCTAAACTAATTTTATTAAAATTAACATTTTTATATATATTTTGAACTCTTACTCTTTTTTTTAATCCTTTATAATTAATAAATATTCTTTTATTATACATATTATCCTCTAGATCACCTAATATAATTTTAATTTTTTTACCTTTATATATTATATAATGATTTTTTGAACTTTGACCTGCACTACCTTCTAAAAAATTAAGTGTTCCAAGAATTAATTTAATATTTTCTCCGTTAGGTAATATTATACTTTCTCCAACCTCCATAGCTGTCTTTATATTTTTTATTTGATAATTACTAAATATTTCTTTACTAAATAATAAAGTATTTATCATTATTATTAAAATTAATATTCTTTTCATATTAATCCTTATAAATATTTATGCATTCTAGATGGATACAAATTATATCTTTTAATAATTTTTGTACCAGAATATGGTTTATTTATTTTATCTAATCTTTTAATACTTTCAAATATTATATCAAATTGTTCTTCTATATGTTTTTTATCAATTTCTGATTTATTATTTACAAATATATCTTCTTTAATTTTAATAAATGTATATTTTGCATCTTGCACCTTTTCAGATAAATTATTTTTTACATCCTCAAGATCAATATCTTTTATATAAGTTTGAACATTTTTTACTAATGATTTGCTTATACTCTTAAAATCTTTATTTATTTTAAACATTTTAAACCTCCTCTAAGTTTATATATTGCCACTAACATATCAAATATACCTGATTGTAAATGTATGTGTTTTAGTGGTTTTAAATTAATCATTTGATAATTATCTTGTATAGGTGTTTTCACCGCAAGATTAATTTCTTGATCTGCAATTAATGTTGTGTAAATATAATCATAATTCATACTCAAATCTTGTTCACAAAATTTAATAATAGCTAAATAATATTCACTAATGCTTGGTTCTTTAGTTGGATTTAAAATCATATTTTCTAATAGTGTTAATTCCATATTCATTGCTGTATTTAATATATATTTAATATAACTTATTATAACATCTTCCATACCAGTAGTTGATATATTATTTATATATTCTAATTTAAATTCGCCGTCAATACATCCACTTTGTAAATTATTTATTAGATCTCTAATTCCTTTCATTTTAAATGATGTAACTAATTGATAAACTTCATCCCGATCATATTTAATATTTTCTGAGTTTAATATATATTCCATTCTAAAAAACACTCCATCAATATTAAATGTTGCAAAGTTCAACTTCTCATTAAATCTTTGTAATAATGCATTATCTAGTGTATGTATATTATTTGTAGTACATAAAAATGAAACTTTAGGCATATATTTTTCCATTAAACCATCTTTAAGCATTACTTGAGCCTCTTTAGATAATCTATCAAACTCTTCAGCAATTACAATCATCTGTTTAGAACCTTGAGGTGCCCCTAATAACCAATCTTTAAGCTTCTCAATATCTTTAACACCTTTACCTA